GAGGACGCGACACCGGAACTTGGTGGTGCCCTTGGCTGTCTCGATGAACAGGTGCAGCGGGCCGAGATCCTTGACTACGCGATCACCTCGACCTCACCGGCCAGCGCCGCTGGCGCGATTGAGTTTAATTGTGAGGCGGGCAATGCTTTCGAGGTCGAGCTGACCGAGGACATTGATACTGTCACGTTGAGCAATCCTCCGGCCTCCGGCAAGTACGGCGAAATAACGATCAAGTTCAAGCAGGACTCCACTGGCGGCTGGAATGTTACGAGCTGGCCGGCTTCGGTGAAGTGGGCCGGTGGTATAGCTCCGACACTCACCGCGACTCTCACGACTGGCGTTGATCTGCTGCATCTGGCGACATGGGATGGCGGCGCTATTTGGTACGCCACGGTGGCGCAGGACTTCAGCTAATGGGTGTTCGCCTCCCAGAAGCTATTGATTACGGCCAGCGGCCCAGCCTGCAGTCAAATCGACTCGATATGCCGGGAACGGGATCTCAGGAATCCGCTCAGGCGATACTGGCAGCGGCGACCGAATTCAAGAACATCCTCGAGGAGAAGCAGGGTAAGCAGGATGACCTGAATTATGCGCTGGCCCGCAACGAGATTGTCGAGGCCGATCTGCTCGAGCGCGAGAAGCTGGCAAACGACACCGATCACGCCACTCAGAGCGATCGCTACGATCTGGGGTTTCGCACGGCTCGTGAGAAAATTGCTCAAAAATACCCCAACATGGATCCGCACGATAAAGCGATCCTCAATGCCGAGGCTAATCTCATTGGCACTCGTGGCGGTGTTGCTGTTCGTGGCCGCGCCCGCGAGATCGAGGTCGATCAGGGCTACGCGGCACTCATGGACGGTATGGCCCGAGCCCGGGAAAACCTGCTCAGAGCGACCGATTACGCCAGCAGGAACGCCATCATTCAGGGCCAGCTCGAAGCCATCAATGCGGCAGAAGCGGCTGGGTATTTTGGCGTCAATGGCGCCGTGCCGGCTGAGGCTGCGCGGCAAAAGCTGACACAGGACTTTGCCATGGCGTCGATCACCGCCATGAGCGACGAGGAGCAGATTGAGATTCTCAGCGGCACCCTGGCTCACCGCAAGGGCTACGGCGACAACGTCGACAGGGATGCACGAGGCCGAGACATCTCGCCTGCGGCTACCGATGAGCGCGTCAGAGCGAACCGCAAGGCTGCCGGATTGCCTGAGTACCCTCCGGGTGTCGAGCCCGGTGACAAGGGCTCTCCGTATCAGGGTGATTTTACTGCCGAAACCTCAGCGTGGGGCCAGTCGATCCTTGACAGCCAAGGCAAGAGTGCCTCAGGTGCCGGCCCGGTCAGCAGCGCGGATCTCATGGCTGGCGGCGGCGCCAAGAATATCGGCGATTTTCTACACGCTGACACGGCGGCGACGATGCTCAAGGCGGCGCTGGGTCGGGACAAGGAGAATCGTCAGTCTGTAGCCGCTCAGGAAGCGGTGGCTGCTGTCAATTCGATCTATCCTGAGGATCCTGAGGCGGCCTACGATCATCTGAAAAACCTTGTCGAGGGCTCGACGCTGGAAAAGGCTGAGCGCCGGCAGCGCCAGCACATAATCGATGAAAACAACGACGAGATCCGCTTCAACAAAGAGACCAATGCGTCGTTCTCTCAGCGGCTCAGGGATGAGGACGGTTTCCGTGTTGACGACATCGCTCTCGAAGATCCTACGATGTGGGAGCGCATGGGCGAGGCCAACAAGCGCGACCTGTATGCGCTCGAGGACAGCCTACTCAATGGCCGCGCCGGCTTTGCTGCTGTGACTACCTGGGCTCAGGAGACTGGGACCGTAACTGATAAAGATGGCAATAAATCCACCGAGGTCAAGGAGGAGCAGTCGCGACACTCATGGTCTGAGTGGGAGAGTCAGACAAGAGAGTGGAAGCTGGATCAGATACTCGATAGCGCTGAATGGATGTCGCAGTTCACTCCGGGCGTCTGGGCTAAGCTGAAGGAGGATCAGGACGATCTCAGGAAGCCGAAAGCCGTGACGAATCTTGAAAACATAATGACCAATCCGCAGATTTTCACCTCGCTGATGGGCGGCGGTATCAGCGGCTCTGGCATGTTGCTGCCGAGAACTGGGCGCACTCCTGAACAGGAGGAGACATGGCAGCGCGAGCTATTCCTCTTCCAGAATCATGTTGGCGAGGTCTCTAAGCAGAAGTATGGCGGCGGTGAGGTTCCCTACACTGAGCGCCGTGACATCCTGCTGAAGATGATGGGCGAAAAGGCATGGGTGCGTGACGCGAGTAATTGGGATGAGCTGGAAGAGTTGGGCTGGGGTCCGTTCACCTACTGGGGTGGCACCGATCTTCGCCTTGAGCACCCACTTAATGCGATGACGATGACGCCGAGGATGCGCAAGTTCGGATTCATCCACTATGTCAAATTCGAGAACATTGAAACGACGATGCTGGTTGGTGAGGGCGATGATGCTGTCAAGAAGCCGGTTACGTGGCCTGTATATTTCACGAATTATGCCAAGACGCACCTCGATGGCTACGTTCCAAATCGAAAGGACATGGAGAACGCGATGTACGCTGAGCAGCAGAATCTCGGTGAGGCTGAGATGAAGCGCAGGCTTGGCGGTGGAGGCCAGTATTAGTGCCAGACGAGCAGACATTACCGGAAGAGAGCGGCCTCCTCTACGAGAGCAAGTGGAATCGTGAGCAAAAGGATCGTGAGCAGCGCTATCGCCTGACACTCGCCAATGCCATGCAGCTCGACGCTGGCCGTGGTAGACGTATTGCTGGTGTTGCGGCCTTCACTGGGCTGCCCGAGGAGGTTATTGACGCGGATCTCGAGAGCCTCGAGGCCAAGGTCAAAACCGACAAATTCAACTACGACAACTATCTGGCTGAGAGCCCGTTGTGGACTGAGTTTGCCTCGAAAAACAAATATCACCTCTCTGTCCTGGAGGAAGATCAAAAAAATATGAGCGGCGTCGAGCGCACGTTGACCGCCATGGGCCTCGGCTGGGAGTCTGGCTGGGCCATGACTGAGCTGGGCAACCTGCAATCTCGTGCGATGTCGCTCCGCGCTGAGGGTGGTGATCTAACGCCAGAAGAGAAAAGCCTGATGGAGGAGCTGGAGCAGCTACAGGTGGCGCACGAATTTGGCGCTTCCGGTGGTTTTGCCAAGTTCCTCGTCAAGAACTGGAAGATGATGCCGACCACGTTCTACACGATAAAGGAGGGCATCGACGAGGCGGCCCTTGGTGCGCTGGCGTATGGCACTGTAGCGATGGGTGCTACTGTTTCTACTGGTGGCGTGGCTGCACCTTCGATAATTCCCTCCATGCTAATGGGCGCTGGCCACGGTATGCTCGTCGGTGCTGGTGATGCAGCCTTCAGGCTGGAGCGTGGTCTGGCTTACGGTCAGTTCCTCGATATGGGCATTCCTGAAAAGGAGGCTCGTGACATGGCCAATGTCGTTGGCAGCGTGAACGCTATCCTCGAGATGACCGGGTTCAACAAAATCACGAAGTACATGCCGGGGTTCCGGTCGATCAATGGCGTAGCGTCCCGCCAGCTTGTCGCAGCGGCCCTCAGCCGACCTACCATGCGTACAGCGGCGCGTCAGTATGCGGCCCGCTATGGTGAGGCTCTGGGCACGGAGGTTTTGACTGAGGTACTGCAGGAGACCACGAACTCGCTGGCTGGTGAGTACCTCAAGAGCCAGCAACGGGCTGCCGGTGACGATCGTCCTCAGATGCAGCCGATGGCTTGGGACGAGTGGCAAGAAATGTGGGTCGACATCGCACTCGAGACTTTGCAGGGCGCAGCGATAATTGCTGGCGCTGGCCCCACGTACAATTTCTATGTCGATTCGCGTCGAGCTGCAGCGGCGAACGAGCAGGTTGCCATGTTCAAGGCTCTGGGCAACTACACCAAGGAATCAAAGGTTCGCGAAGAGGTGCCGGCCAAGTGGAAAGAATGGCTCGATCATCTGACCGAGAGCGGTGATGTCAAAGAGATCCGCATTGACGGTGAGGGCTTCAAAAAATACTGGCAGAGCAAACAAATGGATCCGAACAAGGTGGCTGAGAAGTTGGGCGTCAAGATCCCTGAGGAGGGAGCGCTCGAGACTGACGTCATCATCCCGATCAATGCTTATGCCGAACAGATTGCCGCGACCGAGCACCACAATGGCCTGATCCCTGACATGCGGGTCCATGCTGAAGAGGCTACGCAGCGCGAGGCTGAGGAGTGGCATAAGAACAAGGATATGCACATTGCTGAGGTCGAGGCCGCCATTGGCCTCGAGGTGGATCGCACCGCTCAGGAGAAGATCGAAAAGGACACGCTCGGAATGCTCATGGGTGAGGGCAAGTACAACGAGGCGGCGGCTCAGAAGATGGCCAAGCTGCACTCGCTGGTCATCATCAATAAGGCCCAGCAAGCCGGCAAAGATCCGGTAGAACTCCACGAGGAGACTCTGGCTGGCATTCGGGCTGAGGTTCCTGCAGCTCTGGCTGGCCGCGACGTCGACATGGAGATCGATCCCCTGATCGAACGGATCCGGGCAATGGATTTCCCGAAGTACAGCGACATCTTCGGTGACAGCCTGATCGACATGATTCGTGAGTCTGGTGGCATCCAAGATCAAGGCGGCGAGCTGTCAGCCCGAGACTTCGGCAGGCAGTTTGTTGGCGTCATCTCCAAGAAAGGCAAGACCATGGATGCGATCGCCGAGATCGCATTCGAGCAAGGCTATATCACCGCTCACGATCAGAATTTACTCATGGAGGCCATTGACCGCGAACTTGGTGGCGATCAGGTATTCAGCCGGGATGCGATCGTCAATACTCAGCTCGACGAGCTGCGGGCGAAGATGGAGCAGGCGGCCCAGTGGTTTGATACCGAGGGTATGGACCTCAGCGAGATGACGAATGCCGAAGTCAGGGATGCGATCGACGGCATCAAGACGCTCGACCAGTCCAGCATGTCAGATCTGGAGGCTTACACGCGGCTGCTTGCCATCGCTATCCGCGAGGATCCGACTGTCTATTGGCAGGCATTACGCAAGATGCCCAGGCTGCGCGATGAGCAGGATTTCACCTCGGTCACATTTACTGATAAATTTATCGACGAGGACGGCAAGACAGGAACGGTCAAGGTAAATGCTCAAAAGGCCTACGATAACGCCATAGAACGCCGTAACGTATTGAAACGACTACTGGATTGTGTGAATGGTTAAGAAGCTCACAGCGGCAGAATTAGCTGAATTGAAGCGGATCGGCTCCGTTGAGTACGACCCTGAGACCCACAACATTGCGCGATTTGGCGAGCTGATCGACAAATTAAACGAGCTGATCTCCCTGAGGGCCACAGAGACTCAGGCTGATCTGGCCCGCTCTCAGGTGCAGCTCGAGGTGCTGGCCACGATGCAAAAAACCATGCGCGAGAACTCCCGGGGATCGACACCTAAGGTGTCGCCGGTCGATTTCAGCCCGCTGGTAGCGATCCTCGCTGAGCTGCAGGAAAACAGGATGGTGGCGTGGGAATTTGACATACAGCGCAATGGCCCGGGTGAGCACTCGCCGATGGCTAAGGTTATCGCAACACCGATTGAACCGACGAGGCACTAATGGCTACAGCGGAATACGGCACTGACCTGTCACTGATCGACGACGCCGAGGATGTTGGTCTTTGGGACGCATTAGGTGGTGGTCAGGCGGGTCTGGCTGACGAGACCGACTACTTTATCGAGGGGACTCAGTGCGTCAGCAAGGCAGGTTTTACGGCTGACACCAAGGGCATCATGCACGACGAGGTGACACTGGTCATTCCCTCTGGTGACGCTGTATTCATTTGGACTAAGCAGAATAACCGTAATCTGATGGACACGGTTGCCAATGGCGGTGTGCAGTTTCTCCTTGGAGAGTCTTTGAGCGTCTACAACCAGTGGTATATCGACGGCAATAACTCTGATGGCTCGGATCTGGCCGGCTGGCGCAACTATGCAATCGATCCAGAAGTGGCGCCCACGGTCGACGAAACTCCAGCAGATACCTCGTTCATCGGCATTCAGTGGAAGATGCTGGGAACCGGCGCTCTGAAGGGCAACCCGAACGGCATCGACATCTCGTACTACGGGCGTGAGCTGCAGATCATCGAGGGATTCACAGTAGCGGCTGGTACATTTGCGGGGGCTGCTGCCGGAGGCCTGACGCCTCGCTGGGGTCTGTTCTACGAGGTGGCTGGTGGCTACCAGCAGCATGGCGCATTCGTCATGGGTACGGTTGCCACGGCTTGCAACTTCGAGGACTCAGATGTGGTCATCTCGGTACTCGATGATCTGTTCGTGCCGGCTGGATTCAATGAGTTTGAGATCAGGAACGCCTCCTCAGTCGTGGTCTGGAATACCGTTCTCATCTCGGCCCTGGGCCCGACATCGCCATTCCTGCTGACGCTCGACGTTGGCACATTCACTGGCGATGCCTGTGCATTCGCTGGCGCGTCGACAACGACACTCAATAGCGCTGGGGCAATGACCAACAGCAAATGGACGCTGTGCGACCAGATCATACTGGGCGAGGGTGACATCTCTGGCTCGAGCATCCTGACGCCTTCAGTGGCCGCTGACGAGGGTGCGGTATTTGACGATCGCACCACGACTGCCGCGACAAATATCACCGAGCTGAACGATTGCATTTTCTCTCAGGGCGCGAACGCGCATCACGCGATTCGATTCGGCGTCAATGTCGATGACGACATCTCCCTGAGTGGCATCAACTTCAATGGCTTCTCTGGGACGGATGATGTCGACGGATCGACGCTCAGGTTCGATGCCACAAGTGGCTCGATCACGGTCAGCATGACCGGATGCTTTGCAGATGAGGCTGCGGCCTCTGCATCGAACATCGGCATCGATGCGCCGGTCGGGCTCACGGTTGTTCTGGTATTCGACACCGTTCCGATCAAGGTCACAGTCCTCGACAAGGACACCGGATCGCCACTGGCTGATGCCCGCGTATACCTGCACAAGGATGGGGATACCGGCACGGTCTATTTCGAGGCTGATTGCGATGCGCAGGGCGAGGTCAATGACAACATCGCCTATCCCGGCGACACTGATGTTGTTGGCTGGGCGAGGGAAATGGATGAAACCGGACAGGACTATCACCCTGAGGACATCTCAGGACAGATAACGAGCGCTGGGCTCAATTTGCAGGTCTCACTGAGACCAATAACTTAGGGACGAGAAAATGACCATTTATGACACAGATGCAGACAGCGCCACAGCAATAGCGGCGTGGTTGTCTCAATTCAAGGTGGCGGCTGATGGCTCGATTACGTTTGTGTCAGGCACCGATACCTTCCATGTGAAGTGGATCAACAGATCGCTGCAGAAAATCGCATGGGATTTCATTATCTCGGGCGATGACGAGATCAATCTGTCGTTCCCGAATCCTTCCAAGGAGGAGGCCCTGGGCAAGATCGTCACGCTCAACGATCACACCACGGACTACAGCGTGAACTACACCGTGACGGATCTCGTCATGGAGTCTCACTTTGGCGGCTCGGTCTCGCAGAACAATGGCGAGGACATCTACCATGGCCTGATCGTGCTGGGTACGACCTCGATACCCCTGCCTATCAAGATCATTCAGAACGAGGTCGAGCTGACTTCGCACTGGGGCAACGGCAAGAACCAGACAGATGCCAATACATTGCTGCGCATCATGGTCAAGGGACGGTCGGGCGGCACTGATACCGATGGCCTGCGCATCGTCGTGAAAGCGAGCACATGGCTCGAAACCTATGCGATCTGGGAAACCACGCTGGCCCTTGGTGAGGCGGTAGCATCGATCACGACCTCAGATGATCCGCAGAATACCTCGGTGCAGGCGACGGTCGAGGCTTACGGCATCACTCCGTCAGAGGGTTACAACCTGCTCGATCTCGATGGCAATGGCGACAAGCCGTACCTCGGCGCATGGTCGTTTGCCCCACAGGCCACCAAGAAACACCTGTACGAGTTTGTGAAGGTCATGCTGGTTGACGGCACCACTGACACTCTCTACGGCGTTGACGGCGATCTCTGGACTGGCCGCTTGTTCGACATGGCGATTACGACACCACGTAGCGGAACATGGGCTCAGAATGAGACTGTCGATTGGGTCACAGGCAACGGCAATCTTGTTGGTGTTGATACGCTGACTGGCGGTGCCACTGTCAGACTGATCCTGCACATGGGCGCCGGCGTACCGCCTGTCGCTACCGATACCATTACCGGCCTCGGCGGCGCGATTGGCACGGTGACTGGCACGGTCGATAAGCTGACCACCAAGCCTGAGCATCTGGCGCAGTTCACTGGCGCATGGATCGGAGCCTTTGGTATTGGCTTTGATCCGGGCGAGGTCGGGTCGGTGGATTCCTTTATCGACTTGGACGGCACTCCTGTTCAGCCACCTAACTTTGTCAGTGTTTCAGGCTCAATCTTGGCACTTGATGCTGCTGATGATCTGCATGTGTTCCTCGCCACCAAGGACGGCGCCCTCGAGGCTCCTGACTACACGGTCTACACCTGTGTCGGCGAGATCGTCACCTCGGCAGAGATCCGCGTCAACGAAGTGATTGCAGCGGATACGCCGCAAACTGGCTGGTTCGGTGTGCTGAAAACTGGCACCTCGACTCGCAAATTCTACGAGTACAGCTCATGGGACAGCGGCACTGACACGTTCAACTTGGTCGGCACGGTTACTGACGATGCGATCACCGCGGGCGATGCGGGTTTCCACGCCATCATGTATGACAGCATGGTCGGCGGCGGCACCACCAAGACGTTCTCCAACACCCTGATCTTTAGCTCACCTATCGATGTTCGCGGTTGGGTCAGGCACGGCGATGCCTCCGGTGTCGATAAGATCATCCCGATCTCTGGGACGATTGGCGCGGCTGGCTTTAGCTTCTCAGGCACGGTAGAGGCCGAGGTTTAAGGTGTGTCATACAGTGTCGATTGGATCGCCAAGGAAGTAACGATACCGACCGCAGATCTCACGCTGGTCAGCGGTACTCGCTACTCCCTTGACATGGCAGATTTTCTGGCCGAGATACGGCGGCTGGAATGGGAGCCCACGGAGGGACTGTGGGCTCCTGCTATTGTCGATCATTCCAATACTCGCTTTGACTTTGCTGGCGTTGATTACGCGCCCTTCGATGATGTCATCAATGGCTACACGATACAGTTCTCTGGCGTTGCTACTCGCGTCGACCTACTGGGCTCGAACAACGACCTTGTCGACGTCTTGATTGTCACTGGCGTTTCGGTGGTGCCCAGTAACTCTGCTGGCCTGCAGATCGTGTCCGTTGGATCCGGCCTGTCGGTAGGTGAACAGGCCCAGCTTGCTGACATCCATGGCCAGATTCGCCGTGGCGTATTCATCAACACTGAGGCGCTGGTCAACGGCGACGGCTACCAGCAAACGCCTTACGACAATTTCACTGACGCGGTGGATGATGCTGAGGCCAATGGTCTGCAGACTCTCTACCTCGAGGCCGATGCTGTTGTCGATCGCCAGCTCAAAAACTTCGAGATCATCGGCATCGGTGGCTTGCCTGAGCTTGACCTGAACGATCAGATCATGGACGGCTCGACCCTGCGGCTGCTGAATGCAACCGGCACCCAGGGCGATGGCGGGACATTCAAGGCCTTTGAGTGTCAGTTCACAAACCTGACTGACTTCAGTGGCGCTGCGCTGGTCGTCGGCGGTGTTGGATTCATAGCATTCAAGGACGGAACTACCTCGCTACTCGATGAGCTGATTCCGTTTGTCGGTGACGCTCTGATAACGCTGGATCTGTCGCTTGGTGGTGCCGCATCAGTAATCTCGGTCGAGAAGTGTAGCGGCGACTACCTGATTAAGAACATGGATCATGTCGACGACACCCTGCATATCACCTTCGACGGTGGTGGCCACATTGAAATTGACGCAAGCTGCACCGCTGGCAATATCATCCTCCATGGAAGCTGCCTGATAACCGACAATTCGGTAGGCACTACGGTCGACACCGATGCTGTCGACCATAATCTTGTGTTCTCTCATGTCCTCGAGAACGGCGAGACCTTCGGCGATCAGGCTAAGCTGCTGCGGGCCGCGGCGGCTGGGACTGTTGTGCAGCAGCCTGATGGCAGCTACGTCATCAAGTCTGCAGACGGCACGATTAACCGCATCACTGGCGATGACTCTGCAAACAGCGGTCGCGACATCTCAGCGGTTGACAGCTCGTGAGCAGCCACTACCTCAGCGCTCATTACGGCCCGAGCCACTACGGCTCGAGTCACTATGGCCGGCTGGCCGTAGTGCCGATCGAGGAGGAGCAAGTACACCCTCCGGGCATGGGCAGGCGCAAGCAGATCATGGACGAGGATGAGATGATAATGGCTATCATCATCGCCTTCCTGGAGACAAGACGCTAATGGCTCTCAACGACTGCCTACGAAAGCTGGAGCGAGCGGGCGCCAAGCTGACTGACGACCAGCTCGAGGTGCTCAACAAGGCGCTGGCTGATGGCCTGAGCGATGACATGGCCGTGCGCCGCGCCTTGCTGCTCGAGCACAAGAACATCATCGACATTGCCGACCGAGCCCGCAAGGAGGGAGCCACACTGGCGCCGGTAGAACAGCCTGTCACTGATCTGGTTAAGTTCCAGTCCAAGGCTCTCCTCGCGCTGCAGGCTGAGATTGAGCCCATGAAGGAGCGCATCGCAGAGATCAACAACGAGCTGGTCGATCTGCATGGAAACGATCAGCTACTCGACACCGCTATTATTAAGGTGGTGCTGGAGCGTATGCCCAACATTGGTAAAGGCAGGATGTTTGAGATGGAGAACCTGCTCGAGACCGAGCGTGAAATGGTCATCGGTCAGCTTCTCATGGATGTTCGGTATAGCTCAGCCCTGAAGCGCGGCATCCTGGGTGTCCAAGGGACCACCATCAAACAAGTTCTCAAGAGCTGGCATAAGCAGAAAGCCAAGGGCAAGGCGCTCGGCACTGAGATGCGGGATCTGGTTGAAAAGGTGCGAGCTGCGCAGGATCGAGTCGATACCATATTCTCTGGCGCCAAGCCGCAAACGCTCTACCAAGAGCAGGCCACTGGCCCCAAGCTGCCAAGTGACAGGCTGACCATTGCTAATTGGGGGAAAAACTTATCGCTACCTGGATCGTCACTGGTGATTTTGCAAAACCCTTCTGAGCAAGAACTCTTCAAGTTCCGAAAAACCATAAGGGCTGATTTTCACAGTCGCGGATTAGATCCAAACGCAAACCCACTGACGCGCCAGACTCTTGACGCTGATGGCAATGTATGGATTTGGCCTGCTGCTGACGGAACGCATGAAACTGTAGAGTCGGCAATTCGCAAGAAAGTAGGCGAGCGAGAACTTAATCAAAACAGGCCAGTCACTTTACGGCAAGATCGTGGCCGCGCATCGATCACGTTCCAAGCTGAGGCCGGCGCGATCATTCGCATGTCTGAGTCAAAGGATCTCAGCTCATTCCTGCACGAGGCGGCTCACCTGTACCTCGAGATGATGGGCGATCTGGTGCTGATTAAGGACGTCGACACCAAGCTGATTGACGACTTCAACCAGACGATGAAGTACCTCGGCGTGACCAGCCGCGAGGAGATCACAACCGAGCATCACGAGAAGTTTGCTCGAGCATTCGAGGCTTACTTGCGTGAGGGCGTGGCGCCTACGGCTGAATTACAGCCCCTCTTTTCGACCTTCAAGGGCTGGCTCACTCGTGTCTACCAAGTGCTCGGGCAGCTACTCGGTGCTGAGGAGCAGCTCAGCGACGACATTCGTGGTGTGTTCGATCGGCTGGTGGCCAGCGAGTCTGCCATCAAGCAGTCCGAGGACATGATGATGTACGTGCAGCTCTACCAGACCGCCGATGCTATGGGCGTGTCTGAGGAGGTGTTCAACGTCTACAAGCGCCAGATCCAGGAGGCCCACGACGACGAGGTCGATACCCAGTCCAAGAAGATGATTAAGGCGATGTACTGGGGCCAGCAGCAATGGTGGAAATCTGAACTCGCCAAGGTCGCCGATGGGGTCAGGGCTGAGGCTGAGCAGATGCCGGTCTACATCGCGCTCGCCATGCTGCAGAAAGGCCAGCTCCCCAATGGCGAGGCCGTCAATGTGCAGCCGTTTAAGTTGGATCGTGCTGACCTTATTGCCCGCTACGGCAAGGACTTCATGGACACGCTGCCGAATCCTCGCAACAAAGAAAACCCGGGCAAGTACGTGTACTCAGCCAAGGGCGGCATGGACGCGGATCTCGCTGCGAGCATGTTTGGCTTTCCATCTGCCGATGCGATGATCGAGGCGCTCAAGGGTGCGCCGAACATGGAGGCCTACATCAAAGCCAAGGCCAATGAGATCATGCAGACCAATCACCCTGATCCCATGAACAGCCCGGAGCTGATCGACGACACAACCAAGGCCGTGCATAACCAGAAGCGCAGCCAGATCCTCGGAGCTGAGCTGAGAGCGCTCAGGCGCCAGCAAAAGGAGGACGCAAAGATAGTCAAGGCCGTGAAGGATCAGACCCAGCGCGAGGAGCGTGAGGCCATTGAGGCCAACAAGGGTCAGCTTCCCAAGCGTGAGAACATGGCATCGATTAAAGCTGCTGCTGCTGAGGCAATCGGCGCCATGCGGATCCGCGACGTCAATCCGAATGCCTACCTGCAGGCCGAGAAAAAGGCTGGCCGGTTGGCGTTCGAGGCCATGAAGCGAAAGGACTTCGCCGAAGCATATCGCCAGAAGCGGGCGCAGATAATGAATTTCCAAGCCTATCGGGCAGCGGTGAAGGCCAAGGCTCAGGCGGCACGAGATCTCAAGTACCTGAGGGGCTTTGAGAAACCCAAGGGCAAGCGCCGTAATCGACTTCGTGAGCGCATGGGTAAGGCTGGGCAGCTCCCACAGATTGACGCGGTACTCGAGAATATCGACCTCGCGCAGCGATCGCTTAGCGACATCGACAAAGCCAAGCTCGAAGATGAGCTGATCGCCGGCATCGAGGCTGGCCAGATTGTCACGACACCTGAGGTGTTACGTTTACTGAAGGGCTCCACCGGGATGAGCTGGCGCGACATGACATTTCAGGAGTTCGCTGGCGTCAGGGATGTCGTCAAGCAGCTCGAGCATCAGGCTCGCACAGATCTCAAGGCGATCATCAATGGCGAAGAGGTCATCATCCAGGATGCCGTCGACGCGGTTGCCGGCAGCATTGTCGAGAACAACGTAGCGAGGCCCGCCCCACGCAAAGGTGAGACCGGCTGGGATATATTTAAGCGCGGCAGTCGTGAGGGTGTTGGCCACTGGCTGAGATCCAGTTCGATCGCTCGAGTGCTCGACAAGGCTGGGTTTGGTGCCGTCACTCGCTACATCATCGTGCCGATCCGTCGCGCCTATGTTGAGAAGCTGATCCCGCGGCAGCAGCAGGCCGGCAAGGATATTGCTGAGATCTATCAGGAGCACTACAACAACGAGGAGCTGACAAAGCTCGGCAAGCCGATCGCTGACGTCATGGGCGAGCAGATGTCCAAGGCTGACATCCTCGCGATGGCGCTCAACTGGGGCTCGGAAAGCAACCGCAGCGCCCTGCTCGGCGGTGTTCTCACTGATGCGCAGGGCAACCAGACGCCAGCTTACACGCAGGAGGGCGTAGCACAGGGCCTCAACAACATGGAAAAAAGAGACTGGGCGTTCGTGCAGGCCATGTGGCGATACGAGGACTCCTATTACGCTGAGCTGGCTGAGACTGAGATCCGCAGGCGTGGCGTTGCACCGACCAAGATCGAGGGCATGACGTTCGAAGTCAAAACCAGTGACGGCGAGACCATTATAGTCGAGGGCGGCTATCACCCGTTGCAGTACGACTCTCGGCATAGCGGCAAGCTGGGAAATACTGAGGCTGAGTTCCAGAAGTATTACGACAAGATGATGAGCGGTGGCTACCTGAGTGCCAACACGAGGGCCGGCGCCACGTTCGAGCGCGTCGAGAACCACGGCAGGGTAGTGCGGCTGAGCCTGAGCACGGTCGACCATAATCTTAGAGAGCTGATCCGCGACATGACTCTCGGCGATGAGGTCAAACTGGTCAACAGGATCCTGAACAGCAAGGAGGTCGGTGATGCAGCTCGTGGCACCAACAACAAGGAGATGCTGGACGAGCTGAAGCTGTGGCTCAGTGATGCCGCGGTCGGCGAGCTGCCGGCACAGTCGATAGTTGAGAAAAGCCTATCCTGGACGCGGGTCGGCTTCACTAAATCGAAGCTGGCATTCAACATCTACGTCACGGCGCTGCAGCTCACTGGTATTTTTCAGTCGATGGCCGTCATCGGCAAGGTGGCCTATGCCCGCGGCTTCGGCAAGTTCCTGAGGGATCCGGTCGGCAATTACAAGATGGTCATGGAGCGTTCGAAGTTCATGGAGGCCCGCTACGGCATCCTGCAGACATGGGACAAGGACGTCAGCGATACAGCCGGCTACCTGAATTCCGTGTTTGGCCCAGCGCCGACGAAGTTCAAGCAGGGCGTCGAGCTGATGGGGCACTACTATTTCTATCCGATCGCCAAGATGCAGTCGGTGGTCGACGTCACTACTTGGATGGGAGCCTACGAGGCTGCGCTCAACGATCCGAATGTCGCGAACGACGAGCAGGCGATCTATGCGGCTGATGCCGCCGTCGAGAATTCCCAGACCTCGGGCCTCTTCAGTGACCGCTCAGGCATCGAGCGAGGCACCCTTGGCACTCGCACTCGTCAGGGTCAGTTCGTGCGACTGTGGACTACCCTGATCTCCTACATGCTGGCCAAGGGCAACATCGCTTACGAAAAGGGAGTTCGAACAGACTTCAAGGATCCGAAGCAGGTTGTAAATTTCGGGACCGACATGCTGCTGCTGTTCATGGTCGAGGGCATTGCGTCATCTATCCTATACGATAGGTGGCCCGGTGATGAGGACGAGGATGAGACCTGGGTCGGCTGGACCGTTGATGTGACAATCGATTCAATGCTCTCCGGCATACCGATGATCCGTGAATACTCCGCGGCCAAGTACGGCTCCGGCAACACGCCAGTCGGTGCAGTCGTGAAGGACGCATTCGAGTTCATTCGTCAGGCAGAGCAGGGCGAGATGGATGAGGCGCTGACTAAGGCAGCCGTCAAGGTTACGGGTACACTGTTCCATCTGCCGGCCAGTCAGCCCAATCGGGCAGTCGAGGCCCTGTTCGAGGAGGACGGAGCCGAATGGTACGAGTGGTTCCTCGGAGTCAATGAAGATCGATAATGGTTAGCCAGACCACAGATAGATTCAACGGATACGTCGCCAGCTTGGCGGTCAAGGTTCCGTGTGTCGTTGCGACTGACGTCAACATCACGCTGTACGGTACGCAGACAATCAACGGGGTGGCGGTGGGCACTGGCGACCGCGTCCTCGTTGTCGCGCAGACCGACCTTGTCGAGAATGGCATCTGGCTTGTCACCAGCTCGGAGTGGAATCGAGCGCCTGACTTCGATGGCCGGCGAGATGCAACCACTGATTCATTGGTACTGGCTGCTCGCTCTGCTGGTGCCCCGCTGCTCTACAAGGTAGACACGGTTACGCCGTTCATCATCGGTGAGGATGAGATAGAATTCAGCGTCTACATCGATCCCGATACAGCGGGCGGCGCTCCTCCAACACATACGGGCGAGGTGACTGGCGACACTGACCTCACCCTGGACGTAAGCGCCATCACAAACAGGACGGATGTGGTGGCTGATTCGGCTGACGATGCAGTCATCCATGACGACACAGACGGCTCGATCAAGAAAGTGAATCTAAGCTCGATAACGGACGCGGGATATTTCTGATGAGACTCGCAGGTAGAGGGAACTAAGATGGCTAATACAATCAGGATTGCGAGGTCGGTTTCGACCAACACTCCACCGTCACTGGCTCAGGGAGAGCTGGCGAACTCTGAATCGGCATCGCCTAACGGCATCAATGAGCTATTCATTGGTATCACCGGGGCATCGCTTATAAAGATTGTCCAGAACCTCAACGCCCAGCCGGCCCAGCCGACTGCTGGCCTGTCTGCCGCGACTCCGGTCACGGCAGATTACGCGGTGTTCGAGGACGTCACTGACAGCGTACCGAAGCGGGTACTGTTTAGCGCCCTGCCACTGAGCATCTTCAACAACGACTCGAACTGGAACAACTACGTGCATCCGAATCACTCGGGCCACGTAACGTCTGTCGCTGATGGTGCTCAGACTGTGGTGGTGGCTGCGATCACTGGCCAGACCGACATCGGTGCAAACCTCACTGGAACGGATGAGGTCATCGTCAACGATGGCGGTGTCATTCGCCGCGCTGACATCAGCCGGTTCAATTCCTATTTCAATGGTGCGCTGGCCTTCACCAACAACCCTGGCACAGTAACGTCTGTCGGTTCCGGCAATGGCATGAACTTCACGGCCATCACTGGCTCTGGCAACGTGGTGCTGGGTACGCCCTCGTCAAACCTGAGCGGTGGGAGCACTAACGCCGTAGCCGCCACCAGCCACACTCATGCGATCGACACGAGTGGATCCGGCGACATCATGGCGGTCAATGGTGCCACGCTGACTGGCCAGCTCAACTGTGCTGACCAGGATCTCAACCGTCCTGTCATCGAGGACTACGGGGTCAAGCACACGGCGCCGACTGTTTCGGGCAACGCAGTTGAACTCAACTGTGTGAACGGCAACTCATTTCTGATCGAGATGGATCCAGCCACGGCTGATGTGACCCTGACGGTCATCAACCCGCCAGCCTCCGGCACCTACGGCGAGGTCAGTATTGCGATCGTCATGGGTACGCCGGCCCATGGCATTACGTGGCCGGGTTCGATTACGTGGATGCAAGGTGGCTCACCGCCGACTCTCACGACCACCAATAACGTGGTGGATCTTGTGCATCTGTTCACGGTTGACGGCGGCACGACATGGTTTGGAACCTTCTCGCTGAATGCTGGCGTGGGTGGCGGCACTGTCACGGACGTCACTGGCGGCCTCGGTATTCTTTCGAGTGGTGGTTTAACGCCTGACATCGATCTCCACCTGACCGAGCTGTCCGTGGTCACAGCAGCCGCCGCTGACTGGATTGCCATTGAGGATGCCACGGACAACAGCACCAAAAAGGCGCTCATAAGCGCGATCAGCGTGGGGCTATTCAACAACGCCGTCACCGAGTACGTCAGCGAGAACGACACGCTGGTCGTTGCCGACTGGAACTGGGTGCTCGACGAGGATCTGATGGGCTCGAACTCCGCTGTCCATTTGGCAACGCAGCAGTCAATCAAGGCCTACATCGACACCGCCGTCACTGGTGCGCTGACTCACAAGGGCGGCTACAACGCTGCGACCAACTCGCCGGCCCTGGACACTGGATCTCCTGTACTTGAGATCGGTGATATGTATACGGTCACGGCAGCCGGTACGTTCTTCACGGTAGAGCTGGAGATCGGCGACGTCCTGATCTCTGATGTCGACTCAGTCGACGCAGCAAATATCGCTGACTGGACGATCGTGCAGAGCAATATCGGAGCTGCCTCTGAAACAGTCCCGGGCTACATCGAGCTGGCTACCCAGACTGAAATGAATACCGCGACTGACGATCTTCGGGCGGTCACTCCGCTGAAGTATGCCAACAGCACGATCGATGGTGGCACGTTCTAAGGAAAGATCGTGGCCAACACCATAATAATCAAGCAGAGTTCGACGCCCTCGAATGTCCCTACGGCTGGCGAGCTGGTGCAGGGCGAGCTGGCGATCAACACCGCTGACCAGATCCTCTACTCGAAAACAGCAACCACTGTTTTCAGGGTCGGTGTCTACGACAATGTAGCTGAGACTATCTCGTCAAACTGGACATTCACCGGCATCACCAAGCTGTCACGTTCTGCTGGCGGTGAGATGCTACTACTCACCGACACTGGTGGGGCTGGTGTCGTTGCCAATCCATTCATCGGCTTCGATGACTCTGGTGCTGTGCGGCAGGGCTATGTTGGCTTTGGCAATACAGGCAATGCTGACCTCTACATCAATGCAGACATCGGTGACATTCGTCTGATTGCTGGTGGTGGGCAGATACGACTGCAAGACCAGACCATTGTCACTGGCAACATTACAGCGACGAACCTGTCAGGCACCAACACTGGTAACAATGCAGTCAACACCCTTTACTCAGGGCTCGTATCTAACGCCACTCACACTGGCCATGTGACCGGCTCTACTGCGCTGACCGTGGTGGTCGCAGCAATCACTGGCCAGACCGACATCGGTGCGAACCTCGTTGGCACGGATGAGTTCATTGTCAGCGATGCTGGCACGATCCGGCGAGCAGACATCAGCCGGCTGAACAACTACCTGAATGGGGCCCTTTCGTTTGCCAGCTCAGGCCACACGCACAGCGCATTCGACCGAGCCAGCTCAGTGCTCAGTGGGGCCAATGTATTCAGCAACATCGTGGTCACAGATGGCATCGTCACGGCGATTGCAACGCGCTCCTTTGGTGCTGCCAATTTAGCTACGGGCAGCTTGGCCAATGGCGTTAATTCATACTACGGCTCCTCGGCTGGGAACTTCAATTACAAAATCCCGTTCATAAATTCAACCGTTCACACCGCTGGCAACGCCTCGATACTGAGGGACAGCAGCGCCACATTCACGTACAACCCATCAACGAACACGATGGTCGTGAGTAATGTCAGCATGGCTGATGGAGTCCTTCAGCGTCCGTACATCGATGACTATGCGCTGTTCAGGACGACCCTCACCGCTACAGCCAGTACGACACTGAACTACTCGACGGCTCAGGTGTACGCGATCACGATGAACGCGAGCATCACCACGCTGAACATCTTGAACGAGCCGGCGAGCGGCAGGTATGGCGAGATGACGCTGAAGCTGATATACAATTCAGCAACAACACGGACGATCGACTGGTCTGACATCGGTGTGAAGTGGGGCGATCCTGGAGAGCCGACCCTCACCTCAGTCAGCGGCAAGCACGATGTCATACATCTTTGGACTGATGACGCTGGTGCCAGTTGGTACGGCAGCTACATCTTGAACTATTAGGACACGACTATGCGATACCGGAAAAACAGGCAAGGCATTCTGACCTCTGAGGGCTTCAAGTTGTGCAGCATGGGAATGCTTGCTGGTGGCTACTTGTCGCAGGGCGGCGGTGGCGGTGCTGGTCAAGCGCTCGACACGACGATCACGGAAGCAGAGCAGGTCGTCAACACAACTTCGACTACCACACCGACCCAGAAAACGTGGGACATCACAGCATTTGGCTTCGATGCCGGGTCTGACTATTACAGCTACGCCGGTAGTTTCGGCAGTATCGGCGATGCGATCTACACGGACGGTGACAGCAACTCAAGAACTATCGATTCCTGTTACTGGGTGGAGGACGCTCGGGGTGGTGGCTCCGGCAACCAAGATGTGCCTGACACTCTGATATTTGTTTTGGCTGGGACATCCATCCCTGATACCGACAAGACGTTCGAGAAGATCATCATTGATGGTGTTACCTATCTTCGGTCTGCTGCGACTGACTATCAGGCTAATGTCGATGGTGGCACTGGATGGTTCTGGGATTCTGTCGCCGCTACTCCGTTCACTGGCACCGATCCCTTCGAGGTGTGGGTATTGTGATAATTTCGCACCGCCACAAGTTCGCCTACTTCCGCACTCCAAAGACCGGCTCCACGACGCAGGAGTTCATGCTGCGTCTGTGCGGTGCGTTTGACGAGCGCGACATTATGACGCAGGCACCGCTTGGCCAGTTCCCAGCGTTCAACATAGACAACAAGGACGTAAACGATGGGGTGCTGCCAGCTTGGATCAACGGCGCACACATGACACCTCAGGAGATCGTGGGTCTTGGCCTGATGACCGTGGATCAGATTCGTGAGTACGATTGCTATGCCTTCATGCGCGAGCCACGGCGTCGGCATTTATCGGGCGTCGTACATGCGCTGGGCCGACACTCAACGCCGAAGCGGGTACATAGCAACATGAACAAGACGCTGGCCCAGATGGATGGGCACCCGAGACAGAAGCAACTGCTGGGCTTGGTAACGATTCCGCAGGCTGACTATCTGTACGTCAACGGTGAGCTGCTTATTGAGCCCCTCGATTTCGGAAACTTCGAGAGCGAGCTGCGTCGAATCATTAAGCGTGTTGGTGGCCTCGACTTTCCGATCATCCCGAGGATGAATCAGCGCAGGAGCAGGGACTTCACGCCTGAGGAGTTCTGGACACCGGAATACATCGAGCGATTCGAGCACTCGTATCACGAGGACATCAGGCTCTATAATGCCTTGGACAACTGGCCGCCCGAGCCGAATCCTGACTGGGTCGCCACAGAGCAGGGCTCAATTCACAATGGCAACATAAGGGTGGCGTCGGCAGCATGAGACTAATTCTGATTGCAATGGTGGTGTTCGCAGCCGGCTGCGCTGCTACTCCATACACCGGGAACAACAACATCATCGAGGGCCCTGGGTGCGCGATTGGATCCACCGAGTATTGTGAGACCTTTGCCGAAGAGGTGGTTCGCTGCACTTGTGCCGATGACCAAAACCTGAGGGATCTCTTTGAGGAAATTGGATAATGAAACTAAGCAAGAATTTTACACTCGAGGAGTTCCTGAGATCCCAGACGGCAACACGCCACGGTATCGACATGACGCCGCCAGACTGGGTACTGGAAAACTTGCAGCGCTTGGTCGATGGGTGCTTACAACCACTCCGCGATCATGTGAAGGCGAGCGTCAACGTCAGCTCTGGCTTCAGGCCCGAGGCGCTGAACAGCCTGATAAATGGATCGAAAACCTCGGAGCATCGCAATGGGAATGCCTGTGATTTTACGATCACTGGCTGGCCTCCGTTCGAGACCGCTGAGCTGGTCGTCGAACTGGAGCTGCCGTTCGATCAGGTAATTTTGGAATTTTCCTCATGGGTTCATCTCGGAGTGGCTGATATACTCCGCGGTGAGAAGCTCACGGCCTACAAAGACGGCACCAAGACACGCTACTCGCACGGCATTCTACGCATCGAAGATCTAAGCTAAGGAGCACGACATGGCAAGTATTAAAAATCCGGGATTCAGGAACGACGCAACCCAGCGTAACCGCAGGATCAGCAGGTACACTGACCTGAACGGCGATCACGATGACACGAGAAACAAACAGGATCGCCGGCACAGAGAGTTAGCGGCAGACACGCTGGCCTTCGTGAGTCCAGACCAGATTACCGACACAGCCGACCAGCTCGGCAGGTTTGATCTCGAGGAGATCGTTGAGGCTGAGGGGTCGGTGGCCCAGGATAGGCCTTACGCGGTTGCCACGGTGGTCGTCGGCCAGCTCGACATGGTTGAACAAACGATCACGGCTGAGATCGCTGGCCCTGACATTGTTTTGAGATCTCGCAACAACAAGCGTGAAAGCCGTGGCGGCTTAGTCTAATGAGGGCTGTTCTTGCCGCGATTGCGCTGTGCTTGCTCAGTGCTTCGGCGCTCGCGCAGCAGGATTTTCCGAAGGACGTCACGGTCGGCTGGACAAATCCTGACTCATACGTCGATGACACTCTGATCGAGGCCGGCGATCTTGATGCGATTCGCATTGAGATCTACCGGCAGAATGACACGGTGCCGGTGTTCACAGCGACCGTGCCCGATACTGGTGAGGGGCTGGATCAGGAGGAGGTGTTTGCTGCGGCGATACCTCAGCCCGGAACCTACCGGATAGAGGGCTACGCGATCGTGGTCGGTGGTGTTGAGTCGGATCCGAGCGTCCCGCTGTTCAAGAAATACACTGGTAAACCGCGGCGCGTGATACTCAAAAAGTTCGAGTGACAGCAAGGAGGCTGACATGGACAGACCATCAAGCACGATCACAGCAGCAACTCTGGCAGCAGCAGGGATCACCCTCGTTTGGGGGTTGGTCGATAACTTCACTGATCTAACCGTATCGGCCACTGTCGTCAGTGGATCGACTGCGTTTGTGGCTGCAGTCTTTGGGTACTTCAAGAAGGAGCGGGTGCTCAAGTGAACAAGTGGCTTCTTGCGTTTGGGTCTTTCCTTGCGATCGTAGGGTTCGCAATACTGGGCAGGCCCGAGCGCAAGCTCAAGCAGGCGGTGGCGCAGCGCGACCATCTCATGCACGACAACACGAAAGCCTCTCAGGACAAGGCCAAGAAGCTGGGCACGAAAGCAGATAAGCTGCAGGCCCAAGCCGACGAGGCCTCTGAGGTCGGCAAGGCAACAGTCAACAAGGTAGGTACTCAAGGTGAAACGGTTAGCAGCATTCTTGATTCTTGGCGCAAGCCTGACAGCGTGTAGCACCACGCAGATCTCGCCGCCGAGCTGCGAGGTTCCAGCGCCTCTTGATATGATCGCGCAGCTTCAGAGCGTCCCTGAGATGCCCGTAGAGGTGAGCAGGACTGAGGACACAGCTACATTCGACTTCGAGGGAATGCTGCAGTTTGAGCGCCTACGCAAAGCCTCACTGGGAAATAAGATGGTCGGCGACCTCAACGCTGCGGCCTTGCAGGCCCGCAACGATGAAGTGAATGCCCTGATCGAGTGCGTCAGGCACCAGAATGTTTGGATGGAGGTGCGCGAGGACATGCTCGAGCAGGAGCGCAACGCACACCAGATCGATAACCTTTGGCACCGCGGCGTCATCGCCCTGGGCCTGATAGCGGTGGCATTATGAAGTGGTTGAAAAGTAACTGGATGCTGGCGGTGCTCGTGATAGCAGCTCTGATATTCGTGTCGGCAATCCGAACGGCATGGGGCGACGATGGCCACGGCCACAATCACCATGATGACGGTGGCGGTGACATCGAGGTGGTCAATGAGATCCTCGGCGGTGATACCTCGATCGATGACAAGTCACTGGCTCTCGGCTTCGGTCGCTCGTCATTCGACGTTGACATCAATGACTGCATGGGCTCAACGGCGTGGGATACGATCCTCGTCGGTAGGCAAAAGCTGGTGCTGAATAAGTGGTGTGCTGCTGAGATGTATGACGCCAAGGGGCTGCGGCAGATGGCCGCCGTCATGCGCTGCGACATCCCTGAGATTGCCAAGCACTTTGAGGACGCGAAGCATTGCATCGTGGCCAACAAGGTCTCAGCTCCGAGGCCTCCGGGCAAACCTGTCTCGCAGATGATCCTCGAGGAGGAGCACGAGGAGGACATTCAGGTGGTGCAGATGGCTCAGGTCAGTCTCGAGCAGCGTGTCGAGACTCTCGAGCGCAAGCCGGCGCCGCGGCCTCGTGTCGTGCAGGCTGTAGCTCCACCTCCTGAGCAGTACAGCTACGAGCAGAAGATGGCCGTGTTCGCAGCGCTGGGCATGGATGATGACGAGGATGAGTAAGGTCAGCCTGTATCAGGCCGTCAAGGACAACTGGGCTCAGGTCACTGTGATCTTCGTGGTGCTGGCGTTCCTTGATCTGGTCGCGATCGACTGGCGGGTCAGGGCTCGGCTTGCTGAGACCGACCTCGCTACCGACACCAACATCGTCGACATCAGGACTGATATTGCTGACAACACCCGAACTGGATCCGAAAATGCTGAGGACATATCCGAGAATAAGCAAGCCGTTCGCGATGCGTTCAAGGCCCTGATGGGAGAGAACAATGAGCCCTGAGCTGTGGATGGCGATTGTTGGCCAGACTATTGTGATACTGATTGCCGTGGTCGGCATGGCTGTGCGTGGTGAGCACCGCATCACAAGGGTCGAGGAAAAGGTCGAGCACATTGAGTCAGTGTGTTCAACCGTGCCGGGGATCTCTCGTGCTGTTGCCCGCCTCGAGGGTAGAAACAAAGCAATCGACGCCGGCAATTAAATGCCATTCAAGAAAATAAGCAAGAATCGATACAAGTCGCCATCCGGTCGGACGTTTACCAAGAAACAAATGGCGATGTACTATGCAACCGGGGGCTTCAAGCGAAAAGCCAAGACGCCACTCTCCAAAAAGTAAAAAGGCCCCATTTCTGGGGCCTTGATCCTGCTCTTTTCTTCACCCACGACAGGGGCGGGCACTACGAGAGCTACATCATAGTCAAGCCGCCCTCGCGGATCCACCACAATAGCAATAGAGCCAATCCCAAGCCGCCAAACAGGAGCGCGAGGAGTACCCAGGGCAGCGCCCTCACCCTCTCACCGCGCTATTCCACGCCTCGGTTGCCAGCCTGATGGTGTCCTCGCCGGTCTGGTAGGCGTTAAAGAACTCGATGCCCCAGATGCCACAGCACTGTCCGATTGCACGACCGTACTTGATCGGCGGGTTGGGCAGCTCAAGCATCAGCGACTCAGGCACCTTGCCACAAGGGCACGGAGCAAGTGGCTCAGGCTTGGGCGGTGGCGGTGGCGGTGGCGGTGGCTCGTTACCCATTGCCCTCTCCGAGTTGACTGCGGCCTTGACCGCTTCAGCTATTTTATTTTTCCCCATTGTCGTTCTCCAGTTGGTGTTTCAGTTCGTAGTACCGCACGAAATCCTGCGGTGTCATTTGACATCGAGTGGTGCTCGCCGATTGCATACACAGTTGGTAGGCCTCCAGCTCCAGCTCGGGTGGTAATGCTGGCGATAGCAGGAAGCCTATTGTCGCAGCAGTAATTAGCGTTCCTGTGACAAATCCGAATCCGAAATTTATCATGCCAGCCCCGCTCCCTCATAACATTCCTTCATAAATTCCAGACACCTCACCTCCATCAAGTCAATGAGCCGCTGGTCCCTTGGGATCCATACCGTGTGTAGCTTCTGGGCCATGCCGCCCTCCAAGTCTGACCCAATGTAGTAGTTGATAAACGCCCAGCGCGGCAGGCCAGTGACCCAGATGGCACCCTGGACCTGATGCCTGTCCTCTGGTGGGCAGGCATTGGTGCCGCCCTCCTTGTCGATCGCGAGCTGCCTGAACTTCCGGTAGTTCTTATACAGCGCTCGGCACTTGACCTCACCTCCATCATCATAGTCAGGTAGGTGCAGTAGGTCGGGAGAGCAGCTCAGCCAGTCGTACTTGTTCGAGATCAGGAACAGATTATGCGAGACCTCGAGCCCAGTCTGATACTCGTAGGCTGCCAGCGCACGGCCCTCGTTCTCCTTGCCGTGCTGCGCCCACTCAGGAGTCTCCTCGACTCCCTTGTGGCCGCACAGCTCTTTGATCTTCTCCTCGCGGTATCGCTTGTAGCGCTTGGTGTCCTTCTTGGCCATGACATCGGCGAGCCGCGAGCAGGTAATCCGGGTGCGGCGTAGATCCAGCCACTTGTCGGATGGCTGCTCGACTTCGATGATGCGGCAGTCCATCAGATATGCACGAGGCTGTCGCGCTGAGCATCAAACTCCTCGATGTCGCTCAACTTCCATCGGGTTGAACCGCCAATAACAATGGGCTCTGGCAGCAAGCCCCTTGCTCGCCAGCGCCAGACGGTCGAGCGGCTGATTGAGTAGCGCGTGGCAAGATCAGTGTCTCTGAGGTATTTCTGTTGGCCGCTCATGCCTCCGCACCTTCGAGCGGTTTGGCGTTGTCGTTGTTATCCTCGAGCGGCGTCGGTGGGACCAAGGTGATGTCCCTAACCGTGCCAGTCCAGACGCGCCCGTACTTACCGCCATCAGCGAGCGCCTTGCCTCGCTCCATCACTTGCTCCGGCGAGTCACTGGGGTACTGCTCCATGATGATGGCGCCGTGAGATCTGAATGGATCGTCGACGTCACACTCCATGATAATCACGCAGATGGGCTCCTCCTTGGCGCGGTAGCCGGCATGTCGATTCCGTATGGAGCGGCTCATTTCTTCTCGGCTGCAGCTTTCGCGGCGACCTTCTCGTTAGCCTTGGCCTTGGCTTCGCGCTTGTCCCGAGCCTTCTTGGCGTTGTCCAGGTAGGTGAGCGCGGTCTGCATCTCACCCTCTCGAATGTCACCGACCACGGTGATCTTGCCCTGTGCGCTGAACACTCTGTCGAGCATCAGCTTGACTGCATCATCAGCGTGTTCGCCGAACAGCTCGTCGGCGTGGTAGATGATCTTCTCCACCTCTCCGGTATTGATCCGCGGGTAGTCATCTGGGTCTATCTTGGTGCGCTCAGCGTCGTCGTCGAGAGCCCCAGCGATGCCACACATGGCGAGCACGGCGTACCTGCGCATGTATGTCCTGCAGGATCCGATGCCCTGAGGATCGTTCTTAGGCGGCGACATCGTAATGAGATCCTCGAGCGTCTGGCCTGATGTGTGCGCCAGCGTCGTCTTGATGCCGAGCACTCCCTGTCCTGGGTCAGCCGTCTGCTGGAACAGCGCGATGCCATTCTTGGCCAGCGGCTCGCGCACGGCGTTCAAGGTCGAGGCCAGATCTGCGTACCGCTTGTCGAGAAACTCGTTCTGGATGTTGGCTTCGGCATTCTGGATCTCGAGCTGGGCAGCGGCCAATGCCGTGTAGATCTCAGAGAGGTCGGGCGTTTCCGGCTGGAGCGATTCCTTTATGAGCGCTTCCATCCTTTCGATCTGGTGGTGAATGACGCCAAATCGCTCCTCGTTCTCTGGCCTGCTCTCGACCAGCTCAAGCCTGTTGTGCAGCTTGTCAGTAAAGCCTTTCACTAAATCCGAGCGGCCCTCGGTGCTCTCGAGCCTGACATGCAGCTTGGTGAGCGCCTCGGTGTGGCCGTGGATCCTTGCCCCAAGGTCGTCGTGCGACTCGATAAAGTCCTTGCTGAACTGCTTGATGATGTCCTCAGCCGTGGCAAGGCGCTGGCTGATGGGGTTTAAGTCGACTCGCTTGAGCTGCTGGTCGACGTAGCCACGAGCCTCTTTGTTTGACTCGATGATGCTGCTGTGCAGCTTCTCCTGAGTGGCCTCGATATTGGCCAGTCGCTTCACGTTTACCTCTACTGTGTCGTTCATTTCATTTCCTCTGTTTGTTTACGGATGTCGTAGGCCACCTCGATCAGCATAGAGACTGCCTGCAGCAGCACCTCGCTGGCGACGTCAGTGGCGAGCGTGGGTTTTACTTTGATGAGGTGGTCGACCGCGTCTGCATACAGCAGCAGCTTGTCACGGTCAGGCGCCTGCTCGATGGCTCTGGCCTCTGCCTCGGCTTCGAGGTTCTTGCGCTCCTCCTCGTCACGCTCGGCCTGCTCCTTGACCGCCTTGTCGGCAGCCTCCTGAGCGATGCGAGCATTCTCGTCATCGATGATCTTCTGGGCAGCGGCCTGCTCCGCGGCGATCTTGTCCTGCTCAGCCTTGCGCTTAGCGGCGTCGGCGTCGTCTATCTTGCGGCGCTCAGCGTCGGCGGCGGCCTGCTTCTCTTTGCGGTTGACGTCCTCGGCATCCATGGCGGCCTGCCGCTCAGCCAGCTCATCGGCGAGGCGCTGATTCTCCTCGGCTGCCATGCGCTGCGCTTCCTCCTGCTCGATGCGCTCCTTCTCGTTCTGGATGGTAATGCGCAGCTTCATGTCGGCCTCGTCCTTGGTGAGCTGGGCGTCCTCGAGCCTTTCCTGATACACCTCTTCGGTCAGCTCCTCGGCGGCCAGCGCCTCGCGTTTTGCTTGCAGCTCCTCGAGCGTAGAGGTGTGGCGGTCCAGCGCATAGGACTGCAGTCGTTCGATGTGCGTGAGAATGTGCTGCACTCGTTCGGCTTCCTTGAGGGCGGCCTCGTTTTTGATGTCGTCGAGATCCTTGCTGATCGGATCCTCGATCTCTCGGATCAGGACCAGCAGCCGGTTCTTTTCGGCGTCAACCTTGCGCCCGTACTCGAGTGCGCCAGACTTGGCCTCTTTGTGGGCATCGCCCAGGGTGGTGCGCATTTTGGTGAGGACTTTCTTGGCGAGCTTGGCGCCCGCGAGGTTCTTGTAGGCGTCGACCTCTTTGCATTGTTCAGCAATTTCGGCGATCGTGGCATCGTTCACATTGAATGCGATCGGTGCGTTGAATAGCTCGTCTGCGCTCTGGTAGGTGTGTGTGGCGCCTGCGTCGTGCAGAGCCCGCTTCTCTTTGTCTGTCATGGTCATTGCTTTCTCCTCGTAGTGACACCTTAGGTGTCGAAATCGAAAAACTCGAAAAGGGATTTTAACTCGCATATGTATTGCGTGTCTATACAAATGTCATTACACTCTCGGGGTGAGCAAGAAAACGACCATCAGGACCAAAACGGAGGTTCTAACAATTCGGATGTACCTTGCCGACCATAAGGCGCTGAAGGCGCTGGCGGCTGGTGAGGGGCTATCCATGGCCGCTTACGTGGGGAGATTCGTTCGTCACGAGGCAAAAAAACAGGGGATACCAATATGAAAGGTGGAACGATCAGACGAATGGCCGGCCTATTCGGCATAATTGCAGGGGTTTTTGGCCGCCCGGTTACTCACCACTACCCAGATCCAAAGACAAGGGATCCGCGTGACCGCAAAAAAAAGCGCGGAACCGGCTCCGGGTCACGCCGGTTTGCCGTGGAGCGAATCAAGCGGTCAGTTGCGCCGCCGTGTCATCCAGGAACGATCACCTACCACGACAAACTGGTGAGACATTTCGGCAGGCGTCAGGCCGACAAGTACGGGCGCTGCATCATAGCGAAGCAGTTGGACCTACTCCCGACCGCCGAAGATTTCGCGGCAAATCCCCCATGGGCGTTCCTAACATCACAGAGACCTGCCATCGACTCCGGCTCGCCCCTCCGAGCAAGCTGTGATGGCTGAGCACGACCACGTTTTGCTGAACATGATGGCTATGGGGCGGCGGCGGATCATGCTCGAGGATCTCGAGTTTGACTGGCCACCTCCTGAGCGCCTGTATATGGATGGCGAAAGCCACTTGCTGCGCGAGGCCCGCGATGGCGATGACGCTGAGTTCATATTCAAGCGGATCTCGATGTCGCAGCTTTCCGATGAGGTAATGGAAAAGTGCCCGAACGTGGCCCGCGGCGCTGAGTACGTCTATGAAGTGGGGATTCACTGATGAGGGTCGTGCAATTACCGCTCAATCAGGACGATGAGGTGACGCTGTTGCCGGGTATCGATTTTCGAGATCCGTCGCTGCGGGATCCGATGGTCAAGTCATTCCGCAGACACGCGCTGCTGGTACGGTGGCGCGCACTTACGAGGGCACGAGATGAAAGATCCAGCAAAGATGAGTGACCGTGAGCTGCGGCTCGAGGTAAGGGAGCGGCGACTCGAGGAGGCAGAGACCACCTATCACGACTGCCGGCATCGATATGAGAACGATCCGCTTTTTCACAACTTGGTGGATCTGCTGCTGGCCCATGCCATGCAACACAAGTACACGCCCGGAGAGCTGCGCGATGCTGCCTTCATGGCGGCGCTCAGGTATGAGGAAATTACCGTGCAGGGTCGGTATTTCGTGAGGAGGTCAGGATGAGTGCTGAACATGAAGTGACTGAGCTGCGGTGCGCCTTGACCGACGCCTGTGACCTACTCAATGAAGCTGTATGCCCGAACGTGGACTGCAAGAGCGGGGTAATTAAGACGCTGCCGTGGGGGCGTATTGGCGCCGATCCGACTATCGAGCCGTGCAACTTTTGTGTTAAGCGGCAAAGGATCGTGGATGAGCATGGCTGACCTCGAGGAGCGACTGCTCGATGCCCTGGATCATGTCGTGCGGGTGGCGCGGAATTGCGCCAGACCTACGCGCCGGCTGTACTGGATCCGCGCTCGCTGTCAGAGCGCGATCGATGGCGACGAGGCATGGCGGGAGTACGACTATCCGAAGATGCGCGGCGACGATTACAAGGAGCTGTGTCGGATGCGTGAGGCGCTCGAGTCTATCCGCGCAAACTCAGCCCCGACCGCGATCAGCCTGAGCCTCGAGAATCGAATCAAGGCGTTCTATGAGATCGCCTGCAATGGGCTGGGAGTCGAGCCATGATTACCGACTACACGGTTGTTTCAGCGATCAATAGCGGCCTGCTGGTCGAGACTGTTTACGAGCATATCTGCCACGGCTGGCAACCGCTCGGCGGCGTCTGTGTGACCTACGAGCGCAACATCCATCGGGTGATCGGCCAGCATGACCTTAATTTGCCGAACGATTTTGAACATTACGCGCAAGCGCTTGTGAAGTACGCGGGAGAGGGTGATGGGTAATAGCGGCAAAGGAAGGCTGGTCGGAACTGGCTGCCATTACGGCATATCCAGGGCCGCTGCATTTACTAAGAAAATCACTGGTGGACACAAGACCGCCGTGCGCCATGTCGAGCAAAACCGATGGGATCGGCTCGTTTGCGCAAGCTGCGGTGGAGATGTTTTTGTAAAGAGGACATATACCGGCTGCAGAGAAAGCAAGCGATGTAGGTCGTGTAATGACGCAGATCGCGATGAGGGTATTAAGGCGGCACTTACCGTGGCATTGCGAAAAAAAAAGATGGGCATTCGCTGGTGATTATCGTACTCTCAAAATTCAGAAGGCCCACCACAACCAATGGTGAGCCTTCTCGGGAATTTGGAGTAGACAGAATCCCGGCGCAGACGAATTATCCTACAAAGTCGCGCCCAGAATCAACCTCTCCCGCTCCCGCGGTGCTTTTGAGAGGTTCGACCGCAACTCCTGAACCGAGAAAAATCCACGCGAGGATCAGCCCTCCGTCCGTTGACCGTGGTGGCCATAGGCATCTGCATCGTCAAAGGCATCACCGAGTAGCCCTGCTTCCTGCAAGGCCAAAGGGGGGCCGGTGAATCAAACGAAAGCGCAAGGAGGTGAGGATTCGGGAGTCGCGCCCCGGAGTACCGATGTTGAGCGCGAGGCTGAGCGCCAGCGCATACGCGCCAAGATGTCCGACACTGACCGAGAATTTTTAGACGCTGTGAAACGGCTATTCGTAAATAGTCGCCTCAGGGCCATTCATTTCACCGATGGTGAGCAAATAGGAGATATACGTGGAAAAGCAAACAGCATTCCTACTCAGAAAAAGAGCCAATGAAGTGGCTGAGATGTTTTCGAACAAGGCAAGGGGCGGCAATCCTGCCGGCGAGACCTTTACGATTGCCCAGATCAGGCCGCTATCCGACCTGACTGCCTGCGTAGTGTTCGACAAGGTGCCCGGTGGCAAAAAGGCCGTGGCGTGGTTCTATTTCATCAATTCAAAGAAAAAGCCGCGCTGGGAGTATTTTTTCGTCAGCTACTCGCATCTGATTGGGCTCGAGCGCGTGAAGTTCATCCTGGAGGGGATCGAGATTCACAACTATGAACTGAATTTTACCGAGGAGAGCGAGAGTGAGTGAGACAACAGCGTGGTTTGGAAAGCATGACGGCAAGGAGCTGAGCGAGATTCCAAGCGGCTACTTGCGTTGGATGGTCGAGAACATGGATCCGGTGCCTCTTCCGAAGTACCGATTCCATGAGGATAGAACGCCGATGACGGCTGAGGAGGTCGAGGCGATGGAGGTGCGAATGCGCAACTTTATCTCTGCGGCTGAGGATGAACTTTTGAACAGGGAGCAAACGTAATGACGACGAGTAAAGCAAAAACAATGACACTCCGGCAGCGGCTTCGGGGCGGCTGCGAGAAGCAGCTCGACGAGCTTGTGGCTGAGGGCAGGGCTGCAATCGATAGGGTATCTATGCCGCACAAGATCGGCGGGCCGTCGCTGGCCAAGCTGGTCGCTGGTGGTGAGCAGAAAACGCACAGGCACATGCTTGTGACGCATCTGGCGAATAACGCCGAGGCAGCTCTCGAGAAGATCTATAACAACCAGCAGGACCTCGATCTGGGAGACAAAAAATGACCGCCACAGTAATGATGAGCTGTGACGCCATCGAGGCCACTCAGGCCACTCAGGTACGCACGAAGATCCACAAGGACACCGTGGATCTGTACCAGCAGGATCTCGAGAACGGGGCGCCATTCCCGGCGATCGTCGTGTTTGCTGAAAAAGGCTCAGCTCGTTACATCTTGTCTGATGGGTTTCATCGCCTGATCGCGCATGTCAATGCCGGCATAGAAGAGATCGACTGCGAGGTCCACGAGGGCGGGATGCACGAGGCTCTGGTATGGGCCCTGGGTGCGAACGATACCCACGGCCTGCGTAGATCCAATGCCGACAAGATCCATGCGGTGCAAATGTGCCTCAAGGATCCGGCTCTGTCGCAGCTCAGCCATCAGGAGATCGCTGACGTCTGTCGCGTCCACAAGAACACGGTGCAGCGTACCTCGGTGCGCGATACCACTGGCCGCGGCGACAAGGATCCAGCCAAGCCGACCAAGCCTGATGGTAATGATGTAAGGCCCACCAAGCCGGAGCCCACTCAGCAGGAGATCGAGCGGGACGAGGTGCGAGCTGCCATGCGAGCCATCAAGGTGCTGCCTTACGCTGGCGGTGACGCGGTGAAGCTGGGGTTTGACAAGGATGACGTCGCCGATCTCGAGTACGTGTCTACGTGGTGCGCTCACGCTGTACTGGCGCATCGCGACATCCCCAAAGACGGAGAAAAAGATGACTAACGTCGATCCGAAAATGGATTTTCGCTGGCAAGACTCAGCGGGTGTCGAACTCGAGGCCTATCAGGTCACGCTCGCCGCTCGTTGGGACTCTGAGCACTGGCCACCATGGCTGCAGACCCAAAAGGCTGTCGAAGAGATCAATAAGGTCTACACCGACGCGGCTCACCCAAAATCGCTATTCATCTACTTGGAGAGCGGCAGGTACGAGATCGAGCGGGATGCCTACATCATTCACGATGGCGGCACTCTCCGGGTGATGGACAGCGAACGATTCGAGACTCACTACGACAAGGTCGTGCCGATACCGCCAAAGGAGATCAATCCTGAGTCGCTGCCTAACTTTGAGCTGACGCACAAAATGGAGGACGGCAAGCTGGTGCCGCTGACGCCTGAAGAGATTGAGGCCAAGCAACTGGCGCAGCCGCCGAAGCCTGAGGTGCCTGCCATACCGTTGGCGCCCGGTACGGACAGCGACGTTAGCGAGATGCGCAACGAGATGATGTCTGCGATCAGGCTGCTGAAAAAGTGTGCGGAGGAGGAGGGTGATGGCCTGCCGCCATCTGCCGAGGAGGCCCTCGATTACCTGATCCATTCGATGTCGAAGCGAACGAGGTGGTGCAACTGCCCGCCCGGTCAGTGCTCACAAGAAGATGAGGCCGGCTGTCGCCTGAACTCGCCGCTGGTCACATGAGCGGTCAATGCCGAAGCTGCGGGGATCCAATCGTCTGGGTGAAAACATCGGCTGGCAAGAATATGCCGGTCGATGCTCACACCTACGACAAGGCCGATGGGTTGGTTTACGTGCCTGACAAGCATATCAGTCACTTCGCAACCTGCCCGAATGCTGAGCAGCATAGGAAACCAAGATGAGCATTATCCAGTTTCCGGGCAAAAATCCGGGTGAGAGAATGCTCGAGGTCTGCGACGAGGCAGCGCACCTGATTGAGGATGAGTGTGTCAGGCAGTCACAGGCGTATGTTGAAAATCCAGTGCTGTCGCTCACGGACGTCAGTGAGGACGCGCTGCAACAAATGGCAGCTTGGTCGCTGGCCCGCTTGGCTGAGATCGATGCAACAAGGGCTATCAAGTTTTCTGATGGCTTCAGTGAGTGGGCTCGTAGCGAGTGGTTTGGATGAAACTCGAGGACCGAAAATATCAGAATGACGCCGTCAACTATGCCATGTACCACGGCACCGATGACAAGATCATCCACTGTGCGCCGACCGGCTCAGGTAAGACGGTAATGCAGGGGAACATCTGTAAGCGCGAGATGGATCGCGGTAACAGCACCGCCATCCTCACGCCGCGCAACGAGATTTTCAATCAGACGTACAAGATGGTCTCCGGGCTCTGCGGCTACGAGAATGTGACCATGCTCAGGGCCATGCGCAAGGGTGAATTCTGGACGCCCGGGGCGCCTGTTCATATTGTGAGCTGGCCGACGATGATCTCGCGAGCCCGCAAAAACGATTTTTTCTTTCCGAGGGTCAACCGGGTCCAAGTAGACGAGTGCCATCTCAGTATGGCGCCGAAGATCCTGGAGATCCTCGAGCACTACGCGCCCAAGGCCGTGATCGATGGGTGGACTGCAACGCCAGCTCGTATGACTGGCAAGGGCCTTGGGCGCTTCTTCACAGCGATTAAGAATGTCACCAGCGTCAGGCGTCTGATCGCTGAGGGGTATCTGTGCCCAGTCGAATACTGGGGCGGCTCCACGCCAGACATGGCCGGCATCAAAATTGTTCGAGGTGACTACGAGATCGGCAAACTGTCGCGAGCCAGTCAAAAGCTGGTCGGCGATGTGGTCGACAACTGGCTCAGGCTGGCCTCAGATCGCCACACAATCGTTTTCGCCGTCGACATAGCCCATTGCGAGATGCTGGCCCACAAGTTCAAGCAGGCCGGCATCAAGGCGGCTCCGCTGCACGTGCGCATGGATCAGGAGGACCGCGACAAGGTGGTCGACGACTTCAAGGACGGCATCATCCAGGTACTCGTCAACGTGTCGATCGCGAGCTACGGCTTCGATGCTCCGAGCGTGAACTGCATCGTGGTCGCTCGCAAAACCAGATCCATCGTGCTGCACCTCCAGATGATCGGGCGCGGCATGAGACCGGGTATCGACGCGAACGGCGACCGCATCACGGATCACGAGCATCCTGATTTCAAGACTTGCATGGTGCTCGATCATGCCGGCAACGTGAATGATCTGGGCATGGCTGATGACCTGTTCCGCTGGCGGCTCGACGATGGCAAAAAAGCCTGCGAGAACTGGAGCCGCGACGAGAATTCTGGTGAGGCCGAAAAATCTACGACGCACACTTGCGACGACTGCGGCCACATATTCGCGCAGTCCAGGGTGTGCCCACAGTGCGGCTGGAAAGTACCATTCAGCAAAAAGGACGTCGCGGTGATTGAGGCCGACCTCGTCAGGATCGGCAAGAAGATGGTCAAGAAGCTGCCCGAGGGCTGGCCAAGCCATGAGGTGTTCTATGCCATGCTGATCTACTACGGCGCCGGTAAGGGCTACAAGCCCGGTTGGGCGTCCGTCAAATTCAAGGAAAAATGCGAGATCTGGCCCGAACGTCATTGGATGAACATGGCGTCAGTACCGCCAAGCGCTCGCATTCTCAACTGGATCACTTCAAGGAACATTGCATATGCCGCAGAAAGAAAAAAAGCTAACGCGGGCTGACCACATAGCTCGCGAGGAGCTGCTCAAGGATCGACTGGCGATCTGCCTGATGATCCTCAAGCAGCGATATGACAACGATTGGGAGCCGTGGTTTGGTGAGGGCTGCTGGGATGCTGAGGGCAGCGTCGGTGACATTCTCAGGCAAAGCAAAGAGTATCCGCAAGCGATTGCGGTGGTGGATTTATTTATATCGAGGAGTGAACGATGAGCGTCAAAAAACCGGGCGAATATCTTGGTGATGGCGACATGGTTTTCGATGAGGAACATTTATTTTGCAAAACTGAGGAGCGAACGATGAGACTTACAAATTTGGACATTTCAGACAATCATAGGGGCGTAAAGATGTGCCTGATGCGCAAGGATTTCACTGGTCAGTTTGCTCGGTGGGTGGTTGAGCAGAGCCCGTATCCGTGCCCTAACATAACGGCGGCACTGGTGGCTTTCGACGCTCATGTGCTCAAGATCATGGATGGTGAGGAGGTCAGGGAATTCAGCTACGACGAGGTGAGCGACATTGTCAGCGATGACGTATTCGAGAAGATCCCAGCGATCATGGCGCTAAACAAGGCGAAGATCGGCTCCGGCCCAGGGTGGCAGAGCCGCTACGACAAGCCGCACCCAGACTACGATTTCATCGATCTGGGAGCGCTGGCGAGAAACATCTTTTATTCGATAATTCGCCATCACATAAACTGGGCTGACGAAGAGGTGACGGCATGAGCGGTCTGGACTGGGAAAAAATTGACGAGTACACCGAGCGGGCTAAGACACACAAGGGCTGGCTGGTGCGGATCTTCACAAACGAAGATGAGAACTATGTCTCGGTGGTATTCGTGCCGGATCCAATGTGGGCGTGGCAGATATGATGTGGCGCCTGTTCCGGCTGCGAGTGTGCCTGTGGGGCTGGTGGTATCACCGCCATTGGGTGTCGGACTGCCTACACGCCGACGAGTGGCGCGAGCTGTACGAGGACGAAGGTGATGCTGGCGCTGAGTACAACTACATCGAGGGCTGGTGCCGTGAGTAAGCAGCGCCGCTGGACTGAGGAGGATCTCAAGAGCATCGACCCTCACCACGCCTGCGTTAAGGCGGGCAAGGCTCGCTACAGCAACGTCAACAAGATCGAGCACGATGGCATCGTGTTTGACAGCAAGCGGGAGTTCCTGCGCTACATGGATCTGAAACTGCTCGAGAGGGCTGGCGAGATCACTGATCTCAAGGTGCATCCGAAATATCCGATCATCATTGCCGGCATCTCCATCAGGATCTACTCAAAGCGATACCACAAGAACGGGCGCCAGCTCACCTATGAGGCTGACTTCAAGTATCGGCGCGTGATCTCGGAGGTCACTGGGCTGCCCTGCAATCACAAGGTCATCGAGGACGTCAAGATGCAGAGCGGGTTTCGCACTGAGATCTACAAAATCAAATACGGCTTGATGCGAGCCATGGGCTACGAAATAACGGAGTATTGAGATGAGCACGATGACGAAAAATTACGTCAAGAGGATGAATTCCAGACGTCACACGATAACGCACGAGGAGCTGAATCACTGGTTCCTGATCTGGGGGATCATCGGCGAACGGCGTCAGCGGGTGGCGCTGGTGCGGCATGTTCCGATCTTCGACAAGGGGCCGGGGGCGCAACTGTGAGCCTGACCGGACGGCAGCGATACCGCAGCAACAAGCGTGGCGAGATCATCCTGCAGCTCGAGGAGACCGTGCTGCATGTCGATAGCAACGGCGGCGTGGTCGACGCTGAGGAGATCCTGGTCTGGCGTGATGCCAGAATTCAAGATCTGACTGAGCAGCCAATACCGCACTGGACTCAGCGATGATCGGCTGGGATACCGGCATCTTTGATCCCAAGTATTTCAAGGCTGCAATGGCGAGCGCGAAAGCAAGCCGGTGGACGATCTTCCGCGCCAGACTATTCGGCAAACGGGAATTTGAGGCTGAGGATCGCGGCCATGTCGAATGTCGTCGCTGGCGGGGCACTCTCTACCTGATCGACTACGAGGAGTACGAGGGGGTCGACGATGGTCGGTAGCACACCCAGGGCCACCAAGAACCAGCGGCAGCGCATGGAGACCATCGTCCAGCATTGTGGCTGCTTGCCGTGCCTCCTGATGGGCTACCTTGACGTTCACACCTCAATCGAGCACGTAACCGAACGGGGCCGGCGAATTGGCAAGGGCCCCGAGCAGCACGAGTGGACGATCGGCCTGTGCGTCTGGCATCACTTCGGCTACACCACCAACAACCAGAATCGTCAGCAGATCTCCGGCGAACGGGGCCCGAGTCTTATCTGGGGCCGGATCCTGTTTGAGGAGTACTTCGGCGACGAGGTGCATGTGCTTGTGCCGACTCAGAATTTCATGCTCGAACTGTTTGACGAGCGGCCATGGCCTGAGTACGCTGTTCGTCGGGATGTTGCCCGGAAAACGCGAATCAAATGGATAGACTTGAATCATGCAAACGCCAGATAGCTATGCCGCAGCCTCCGATCCTGGTAACTCTGGATCCACCATGGCCGCGGTATCGGCTCATCTGTGGTGTCGTCAAACGGCTCCTCTCTCCTGAGGCGGTCGAGGAGTGTCTGAGGGGTAGGAAATGGGTCGAGGAAAAGCATCTCAATTAGAGCAAAATATCGAGCTGCCGAAGGGTTGGCGCGGGGTTCAATGGCTGGTCGAGAATGCCGACGAGCTGGCCGTTTTCCTCGAGCCTTTCGTAGTCAGAATGCGGCGAGCCCCGGGCGATCATATGCTAATACAATCCCCCGGGGCCCATGGCATGAATCTACAGCTCAGCCCCGGTGATGTCCTCGTGATACTGCCGGCCACCGACAACACTGGCGAGAAGCTGGGCGTCGTGAAGTCCAGCCTATCCGACCAGTTCAAGGAGTCCGAGACTCCGCATCTCATCCTTCCGGGCTAAGCACCAGCACCTCGAGGCAGAACTGCACCACGTAGGGCGCCGTACTGGCCCCAGTAACCCAGCGCCTCACGGTGCGCTCATTAACGCCCAGGATCGACCCGATTTTTTTTTGGCTCAGTCCGGTCGACTCCACCAGCTCGGCCATATAGACCGGGCTGGGGTTGTAGTCGGTGGCAGCGTTAGGCCTCACCCTGAGCACCTCCTCTCGATCTCGTCGAGAGCGTCGACCGATGCCTGTATTGAGTCGGTATCAGGCACCCACTCGCCAGACTCCAGCAGAGCGAAGTCCTCACGCAGGCCCGCGAATAGCTCGCCCATGGTGCCGGCGCTGGGCTCGTTACAGTCACAATTAAGCCGCTCGCATAGGTCGTCAATGCCGGCAGCATCCATGGAGATCTCGCAATCCATATTTGTGGCTATGTCGTGGATCGGTAGCGGTCGATTGCATGGCTCGCCGTAGCCCGCGGCTTGGTATGTCCGAAGGGCGGCGAGAATGGTGTTTCTATCCTGGCTGTCAATTTTCACGTGCATGGTTTACTCCTTTTCGATTGTGATTAGTTTGCTCTCGACTCCGGTGCCGGCCTCCTTGAAGGTGCCAGACGGTAGATCTTCAGCCGTGCCGCCCAGCTCCTCGAACCAAGCGCGGAACTCCTCGGCCTTCTTGCCGGATCTGAAAAACGGCGACGGCGACATGATCGACACCAAACGGCCCCCGGGTTTTAGCCGGGTAAAGGCGCCCATTACGTGATCGATGTCCTGCTGGTTCTCAAAGGGCGGATTCATCAAAACACGGTCATAGATCGCGCTGCCGTTGTGGCTGAGGCAGTCGACCGGGCGGGCGTCGTAACCCTTGGCCTGTAGCACGTTGCAGAGTGTGGGGTTGATCTCCCAGCAGACTGCCAGCGCCTCAGGCTGGGCCGCTTCGATGGCGTCCAGGATGGCCCCGGATCCTGCCGATGGCTCAAGTACTACATGGTGCGCTTCGATCTCGGCCAGCTCTACCATACGAGCGGCCAGCGGTGCCGGCGTCGGGAAATAGCCGCGAATGCTCGAGAACTGCAAGCCGCGCATCAGCTCGGCGATCTTGTCGGCCTTCAGCTCCTCGTCGCTCTTACCGGTGAGCATGGCCCACAGCTCGAGCGCTTCAGGGCTGGAGCCCTGCCGCGGCTCTCCGGTGCCTACATAGTAGGTGTGGAAGCCGTTAGGAACCTGCCGCATCTCCTCGCCGACCAGCTCATAAATGGCCTTTTTCGTCTTGAGTTTCGAAAGGCTCGGCGGGCACTCTCCGGCCCTGTGAAGCGCAGCCAAACGGCGCAGGGCCTCCTGCACCCTTGCCAGCCGCTCGCCCTCAGCGCGGGCGCTCATGGCCTGCCCCATGCGCTTGGGCGTGTTGGTCTCCCGGTCGGCGAGTTTGCCCTCAACGGTGCCGGTCATGGCCTCGGCCAGCGCTGCCAGCTTGTCGGCGAGCGCGTCATTATTGGCCGGCTTGGCCTTGGCCGTCGACGGCTTAGCCGTTGGCCTCGGGGCACCCTGGGCCGCGGCTAAGTGCTGCTGCCAGCCCTCAGGCTTAGCCGTGCCGGCGATGCGCTCGAGATATGACTCCTCGAGAAAATCGATCTGCACGGTAATCACGCCGCCCCCCATGGCCGGCGAGTGCGCGGCTCAATGTAGTAGCGAAAGGCGGTAGCGTTGGCCTTGATGGTGCTGACCTGATTAGTGCCACGTGGCCGCGGCCCAGTGAATCGCCGAATGACTCGGTAATAGTCCTCGTTCAGGCAGTAGCGGCGCCACGCCCACCAAATCAGCCGGCGCAAATAAGCGCTGCGCTGGATCTTGGCGGTATAGCTCGGCGCTTGCCAGCCATTGACAAATTGCGGGTTATTTTTCATGGTCTTGTGCTCCTTGGTTGCGGGAATGATTCCCCCCAAGGATCCGAGGCCAAACGGCCCCGGGCCCTTGAGGCGGTCACTCGCTTAGATCTTCACGCCCTCCGATCGGGCCCAGCAGTACAGGCCCTCGTCATTGGCGAGCCAGCCGGCCCGCTCGTCGTCGTCACGGCTTGGCGGCGGGTCTGGGATAGTGCCGCGCCCACCGTTGCCATCGTGCCGATAAATCACGGCGTTAATTACCGCGTCAATCTCGGCCCGGTTCTGCCTGATAAACTCGCGCTTATTCATTGCTCGGCCCTCCTGTCCTCAACCTCGGCCAGCGCCTCAGTGGCGCCCATACCGTCGACGATACGGGCCCAGCCGTCGCGGTAGATACTGCCGGCCCGGTGGTGCCCGGGCATTGGTAGCATCTCGCGCAGGAACTCAGCGGCGGCCTGCTGGGCTGCCGCTTTCGTCCGGTAGAATTCCGGCTCTATGCCAGTGACGCCGCACTGATAAAACGTGACGCGCCAGCGGATTGGCCAGCTCATGCCCGCGCCTCGCGGCCCTTCATAATCTTGGCGGCCAGCGCCTCGAGCCTGTCCCAGTAGGGACGATAAGCGAAAGGAATATCAAGCCAGCGGGCGCCGTCGATGTTGCTGGTAAACGGCTGCACGTTCCAGCCGTCGACCTTCTTACCGTTACCATCCAGGATGGCCCGCGCTTCCGGCGTGTCCTTGACGTATAGATCGCCCTCGTGGCTGTCCAGCTCGCAGCCGGCGCCCTTCAGTTCTTCGAAAATACTCATGTTGTGCTCCTTGTGTCGGGAATGATTCCCCCCAAGGATCCGAGGCCAAACGGCCCCGGGCCCTTGAGGCGGTCACTCGCCTATGCGTAATGGCTAACCCGTACCGGCTCGCCGTTCCAAAGGGTGCCCACGCCATAATCGAACGTCAGCATCGGCTCGGCCTCGTCGCCGTAGCGGTAGGCCTTCAGGGCCTTGCGCTGGGCCGGGATAACGTGCTGGAACTGATCCCGGCAGAATTGCCCGGGCTGCGGCACGGTCTGGCCGGTCATAAAGCCGTCAGGGTCGGGAGTTTCGATGGCCTCGAGCCGGCGCACCATGACTGACTTGGGAGTGCGCTTAACGACCTCGTAAAAGTAAGCGTTCGTCTGATCGTATCCCCACGTATAGACGAAAATGGCGCCCACGATTGCAGCGGCCAGCGGGTCGGCTTCCGGCTCCGGCTTGGCGTCTGGCAGCTTGACGTCGCCAGCCTGTAGCGGGCCGTTGTACTCGTCAAAGTGGGCGATCTCCATTAGCGGGATCTGGGTCACAATCTCGCCGCTCCGGTCGTCGATGTATCGTTGTGATGTGAACATGATTTGTCCTTTTTCAGTGAGAGGCCAAACGGCCCCGCGGGAATGATTCCCCCCAAGTGCCGGCACCCTGGGCCCCGGCACTTGAGGCGGTCACTCAGTAACCTGCAGCCTCGGCCTGCCGGTCGCGCTGCCAGCCTCCGGCATCGCGCCAGTATGGCCGGCTCAGCTCCGGCGAATAGTAGAGCGGCACGAAGTCGGCAGGATCCGGCAAGGCCACGGCATCGCAGCCGCTCGACACCCTGCCGTCACAGTCGGCGCCGTCGCTGGTATGCTCGCGGCGCAGCATCCGGCCATTGTTCGAAAGGCGCCAGCTCGTCGCCTCGCTGCTCCAGCCCTCATCAGTCGGCCCGCCTTGGTAATGGTGCAAGGTCTGGCCCGGTGTCAGCGTCAGCTTGACCGGGGCCCCGTTGATAAACTCCCAGAATCTCGCGTTCCTCATGCCGCCCTCCCCAGTGCAAAGCCAAGAACCGGGGCGGCGGTGATAAATGCCAGCGGTAGATAACCGCCCAGCAGGGTGGCCGTCATTGTCAATTCATAGGCCAGCGCCCCAAGGGCGAGGGTCAAAGCGGCCAGCGCCGCGGCTTGTGCTGTTCTCATGTCGTGCTCCTTGTGTTGTCGGGAATGATTCCCCCCAAGGATCCGAGCCAGCGGCCCGGGCCCTTGAGGCAGTCACTCACCAGCCAGCGGCCCGGGCCTCCTCGAGGGCCTGCCGGCCCTCTTCAGTTATGCGGCAGTCCCAGACATTGCCGGAACTGTAGGGGCCGCGTCCGTCGCTCTCGATTTTGACGTCAACGGCCAGCCCGCGGGCAATCAGCGCCGCACGGCTCGAGGGCGCCCCGTAACCGATGCCCGGGTATAGGCTGCCGGTCGGCCTGTTGGCGGCTGCTGCAAGCTGCTTGAGAGCGCTGTCCTTGATCTTGTGCCGCGTCCACGGCTTTTTAGTGGTGGCCATGGCTTAGCCCTCCTCGGTGGCGTCGGTCTGCGATACGTGAAAAACCGCCGTGACCTTGCGGCGCTTGTAGCTTTCGCGCTCGCCGTTCTCGTCGGCCTTGCTCTTACAAGGTATCCATGTCTCGATCTTGATGCCGTGCTCGCCCTTTCGAACTTGCCGGCCAAGGCCGCGCCATGCGTTATAGGTGAAAACGTCCTCACGTGGCGTGGCTGCAATGCCGCGCTCTGCAAAGCCGGCAATGATGGCCTCGTAGTTCCTGACGCTCTGACCGTTTACAGCCCGGTCGACGCTTTCGGCGCGTTGCTCTTGTGTTGCGCTCATGTCGTGCTCCTTTCAATGATGACGCCAAACGGCGCCCGGGGAATGATTCCCCCCAAGCAGGCCAGACCCAGGATGGTGGGCCCGGTCTGCTTGAGGCGGTCACTCGATTTCATGCGAATAGCTCGAGCTGTCCAATGGGCGCCGCGTGTGCCGGCGCTGTCAGTGTTTCGGCGATGCCGCCCCACTGGGCTGCCATGGCGTCGGCGATGCCGGCAAAGAACCGGGAGCGCTTATGGCCGCGGTCGGCGCTGGGGCCCATGCGGTCGGCGCCTGAGCCGTCGCATTGATTCGCCCAGCGTTTGCAGGGGTTGCCGTTGTTGTCGATGGCATCGCGGCCCGGTATGAACTGGGCGGGATCCTTGACAAGGGGCGGCAGGTTCTCGAGCCATAGCCCGGTCTGCTTCGAATGGTCATGGCCGAATTCATACGGCTGGATCATCTGCGCCATGGGCCGGATCTCTGTACCGATGGCGCCCTTGGGATTCTCGAGCGCCCAGCGTGGGATCGGCGCGGCCATTAGATCGCGGATAAACTCGAGCGCTTCGGCTTTCTTGGCGGCGCGGCCCGGGTGCTTGGCTGCATGTTTCGGCAGACAGCGCCAGAGCTGGCAGGCTGCGAGATAAGTACAAGGTGGGTGCATCACGGCGAGGTGCCAGCCATCGGCCAGTACGTCGCGAACATCGCCGACATAGTGAGCGCCCGGGGCCTCGGTCTCGAGAATGTCGCAGCTCATAACGCTGTGACCTCGAGCCGCGAAAGCATCGCGAACGGTGCCCGAGAACTCGCAAGCAATAAGGATGCGCGACAAGTGCCAGCCGGCAGCCTCGGCCCTATCGTGGGCCGTGGTCATGTCGTCGGCATAGTCGGCGATGCTGGCCGCGTTGGGTCGCTGTAGATAGATGGCCTCGGCCATCAGCTCGCCCGGGTCGGTGTAATCGTCGGCGATGGCATCGCCGCGCCTAACCTTCTCGAGCTGGCCAGCGGTGAGCGCCTCCCTGACTGCCTGCGAGTAGTCTGCAGCCAGCCGGGTGACGTCCAGCCGTGGGAGTGTGACTACTGTCACGAGAACAGCTCACGAGCTGGCAGGCTTTCGGAGTCGGGGCCGGTTTGGCTCTCGCGGCTTTCGATCATGCGGCGCATGGCATCCTTTAGTGAAGCCTGATAATTGCCCCATGCTTTGTAACCGTGGGCCGCCATGGTCTCGGCGTCTGGCCTGAGCGCTGCATGGGCGGCGCTTGCGTTCATTAGCTTGGCCTCGATGCTGCCGCGGCTGCGCTTCTCGAGCTGGCCGGCGTAAGGGTGTTGCCATGTTCGTTGGTCGTTTTTCTGGGCCTTTCGAATCATGGCCGCTTTGACGTAGGCGGTGCCAGTCTTGGCTCGGCCAAGCATGGCGAAATATAGAGCGATGAGCGCCCTATTCTCTGCGTTGTTCCATGGTGCTGGTCTCATGTCGTGCTCCTCGTAGTGGTGGCCCAGTCGTCAGCCTCAATGGTGCAATCTGGGCAAGTGCCGGCGATCAGGTCTGAACCATGACCGGGGCATGTGGTGGTGGCCATGAATAGTGGCCTTAGAAGTGCCCAGCCGAAAAGGGCGGCGAAGATTAAACCGGCGATGTCGTGCTCGTTCATGGGTGGGGCCTGTCGTAGTAAGTGAAGGTCTCCGACCTTACCGGACAGAATGCCCGGGTGTCAAGTGGCCCATTAAAGGATAGACTCGAGCCAAGCCGGCAGGCCTGTAACCCTGAGCGACCAATGACCTCGAAAACCAGCAATAGCAAGGATCCTGTAAGCAATAGCCCTTCAGGACGTATAGGCCGCCCGCCCATGGTTCTGGCGCCCTCCTTGCTCGAGTCTATATGTCTGCGCACATTCGAGGGCGAGTCCATGCGGAGCATAGCCCGCGACCCGGACATGCCCAGCAGGGAGCGCATCCATAAGGAGCTGGTCGAGAATGCTGGGTTCGCCGTCCAATACGCTCGGGCGCGGGAGGGCCTCTATCAGGCTTGGGCTGAGGAAATACTCGAGATCGCCGACGATGGCACCACAGACTATGTGACCCGGATAGGCAGGAACGGGCACGAGTATGAGGCCGTCGATCAGGAGCACATACAGCGCAGCCGGCTCCGTGTTGACTCTCGCAAGTGGCTGCTGTCCAAGCTGCTGCCTAAGACCTTCGGCGACCGGGTCGAGCACGAGCACGGCGGCGAGGTGTCCCACCGGGTAGACATCACCGGGCTCAGTGAGCGGGAGAAGATGCGCCGCTTCGCTCTATTCATGCTCGAGGATCAGGCCGCGGGCGTCACCATTGAAGGACACGCCATGCCCGCCACCATGCCAGCCAGCCCAGCCCAGCCGACACCTAAGGTGTCGCAGCCTGCAACGGGCCCAGTGGTAGAGCCAAACCCGGCCACCGCCACCAGCCCAATGGATAAGGAATGACCGACCACGAGCGAGCAGTTTTTCGAGGGGGGTGCCTTCCGCGACCGGGGGGGGCCGCTGATGGCGCCGGGTCAGAGTGGGTGGGCCCAGCTCTCACGATTTTCCAAAAAATTCAGCCCGGAGAAAAAAGTGTCTTTTTCTGATTTTGAGGCCTGCCCGCGTGGCACCGAGAAGCTCTTGGGTGTCCTGGGCTATGCACTGAGCCCGGATCGCCGCGAGTGGCTGCGGTCGCGTAGTTCCATCGTGCCCGCTGGCCTGCCGGAGCCCGCGGCTATTGAGGGTTGTGAGTTGCCCGGTGGTTCGTTGAGTGGCATCGATTTGAGGCCTGACCGGCTTGGTCGAGTTGCTGCTGCGCAGATGTCGAAAATTTCGCCCGAGAGGGCATTTATCGTGGCCAAGGAGGGCCCGCAACTGGAGAGTGAAGATGGCAAGTCGCAATAGAGAGGAGCTGCAAAAGCAGTTCGAAGCAGATGGTAAGACGCGGTACGTGACCACGGAGATGGTTGAGAACGAGATACTGGCATCGCAGTATCAGTATTTTATTGGGACCACGGTGACGGTGTGCGTTATCACGCTGCGGAATGGCTTTACGGTGGTCGGCAAGTCGGCGTGTGCGAATCCCGACAATTTTGAGGAGTCGCTGGGTCGTGAGCTGGCGTATGACGATGCCAAGCAGCAGATATTTGCGCTGTGCGCGTTTCGGCTTTGCGATGTGCAGGCCGGCTGAGGAATTCCCGTTATTGCGGGATTTTGATTTTGTGATGTCCGTTTTGGACGAGGAGAGTGATGTGAGTGAAACAAGAGAAGAGGTCGTAATTGGGCCCGATGATGTGGCTGTGGTGAGTGCTGAGGAGATACTGGGTACGGATCCGGCTGCTCCTGTGGCTGATCCTGCTGGCGAGGATGCTGCTGCTGATCCGGTGCCCGAGATCCAGGACGAGGCTCCTGCTGAGGATGATGCTCCCGACGAGCTGGGTGAGGATCCTGCGGCGGGTGAGGTTCCGCCCGAGCCCACTGAGGCTGAGGTGCATGACGACAAAAAGGCGTCCTATCTGGGGGGTGCTGCTGAGCATGGCGCTGCCAAGGCGGCCCGGAAAATCGGGTGAGCTGGAAAAGTAGGCCAGCCCGTAACGGCGTAGTTTGTGGCCTTCTGGGCTGTCTTGGCCTGATGATTCCAAAATACCGGAAAAACAGGCCACCTGTGATCCGCTGTGGCAAGTGCCGGCGATTGAAGTGAGTATATCGATCGTCAATGACTGGCCGCCGAACATTCGCTCGATCCGGGCGGTTTTGCCGGTATCGGAGCGCAATATCTTCGCTTACGGCGGCATTATCTACAATCCGGGGGGAGGTGGGCTCTCCCCGGAGCTGGTGGCGCACGAGGCGGTGCATTTCGAGCAGCAGCGGAAATTGAATCGCTGGTATCGTCGCAATGGTGCTGAGGTCTGGTGGCGGCGGTTTTTGCGGGATCCTGAGTTCCGATTGGAGCAGGAGCTTGAGGCGCACCGGGCTGAATATCGTGAATTTTGCCGTTTGCACAGTGATCGGAACGAGCGCCAGCGGGCCTTGCGGGTTATTGCTGGCAAGCTGGCCAAGCCGATGTACGGTGGCATAATCACGGTTTCCGAAGCGATAAAGGCGATTCAATGAGCGAGCGGGTCTGGAATGATGCACATTTTGGGGTTTTGGTGATTGGTGAGCGGCATCTGGCGTTTACGCTGGACGGCACGGTGATGCTGGCGGTGTTGCCGGCGACCGATCCGGTAGCGAATGAGGACTGGGAATGAGTGACGAAACCGATCGAATCAACGCGATTCTGCAGGCGAACAAGGAAAAGGATTTTGTAAAGCGCATCCTGGACCCTGAAAATTCGCCGAGCATCGATATGGGCGGCGGCATGACCGGGACGCATTTCATGGCGTCTGGTGAGGCTGACGGAAAATTCTACGCCTACCCTACGATTCAGCGCATGGCAGATGGCTCGCTGAAAAAAATGGAGGCCAATGAGGCGTTTCAGCAGGCGGTGTCCAATGGCGAACTGATTGAGTTTGCCTCGGACGAAGAGGCCAAGTGGTTCGCGATGAATTACAAAAAGGTCTGGGCAAAAGATGACGAGTAATTGGCTTAGCAGGGCACAGCGGGAATTGCTCGATCGTTATGACGAGCAAGGCGTGTGGTTGTCGGACAGGACGCTGGTCACGATCAAGGGCGAGATGATTACGGTCAAGGATGCCGAACCGATGAGCAAGGCCGACATCATTCGCCGCCGCATGGAGGCGATCGAAATGCGCTATCCGTTGATCTGGGTCGGTTCTGGTCCTCCACTGTGGGGGTGCTGCATGTGAGTGAACAAAGCGCATTGATGCAGGACTTGATGGCCAATTATGGCGTCATGTCGGATGAGAAAAAGAACGAGATCGACCAGTTTTTGAGCGAGCGCTCCGCGCACCGGCTGTGGTTCCCGACACCGGGCAAGCAGCTCGATGCGGTGAATTGCAAGGCCGATATTATGCTCTACGGCGGCTCAGGTGGCTGTGGTAAGACGGATCTGATCCTGGGCCTTGCGACCGAGTATCACCAGCGAACGCTGATTATTCGCAAGCATTACACCGATTTGAACGCGCTGACCGACCGCGCCAAGGCGATCAATGGCACCGAAAAGGGCTACAACGGCTCGATACCGCCCAGATTGAAAACGGTGAACGGCAAGGTCATTGATTTCGGTGGTTTGGCTAAGTCGACCGATCACGAGCACTGGCAGGGCCAAGCGCACGATCTTTTGGCGATCGACGAGGTGGTGCAGAATCGCGAGGACCAAGTCAGGTTTTTGATGGGCTGGGTGCGCTCTGAGGATCCGACTCAGCGCTGCAGGACCGTATTCGCCAGCAACCCGCCGACCAGTTCGGCTGGTGACTGGATTATTCCGATGTTCGCGCCGTGGCTGGATAATCGCTATCCGAATCCGGCCAAGCCGGGAGAGCTGCGATGGTGTGTTTCCGATGAGGACGGTCAGGACTTCTGGGTCTCGGGGCCCGATGCAAAAATCGATAGTGGTCAATTCAATGATGACGGCACGACCCGGTTTCTCATTCCTATGTCGCGAACCTTCATACCCGGCACTCTTAGTGACAATCCGTTCTACGCTGATTCGGGTTACGCCGCACAGTTGGACGCTCTACCCGAGCCGCTGCGCTCGGCGATCCGAGATGGCAACTTCATGGCGGCTCGCCAGGATGATCCTGAACAGGTTATCCCGACCGAGTGGATCCGACTGGCGCAAGCTCGCTGGCGACCCGACCCGCCGTTTCAGATCCCCCAATGCGCGCTTGGTGTTGACGGTGCCCGCGGCGTCGACGACATCGCGATCGCACGGCGTCACGATGGCTGGTTCGCGCCGCTTTTAGTCTGTAAGGGCCGCGATATTGCCAGTGAGGGCACTGAGCCACACGGTTCGGATCTGGCCGGCTACGTGGTCAAGCATCACCGCAATGCGGCGAAAATCATCTTCGATGGCGGTGAGACAACAGGTGCACAGGCCGCAGGCCATCTCAAAGAAAAGGGCATGGACATTCACGTGCATCTGGGCATGGACAAGTCGATTCGGCGCACGGTCGACCAGAAGTTGCGATTTTTCAACAAGCGAGCAGAGATCATCTGGCGCTTTCGCGAGGCTCTGGATCCTGGGCAGGACGGTGGTTCACCGATCGCGCTGCCCGACGATCAGATGCTTGTCTCGGATCTCACGGCAGTCCACTGGGAGCTGACGCCCAATGGCATCAAGGTCACACCGAAAAAGGATGTCGTGAAATTACTCAAGCGCTCACCGGATCGCGGCGATGCCGTGCAGATGTGCTGGAGCGAGGGCGACAAGTCACAGGCATTACTGCCAGATTGGCGGCCCGATCAGAGAGTGGGTACTATGGCCGACAAGCGCAGGCCGCAAGTAAACTACGGGCCAAGGAAAGGCCACAGGAGAGGGCGATGAGTGGATTGAAAAACACCGGCAAGCGACTCTGGAATCTGGGCGTAGGTAAGGGCTACAAAACCAATCGCGAAGTCCAGCTCGAAAAAGAGGCGAAAATCCAAAAGGGCAAAGACAAGATATTCCACAGCGCCGAAGTCCCAGACGAGGAAGTCATCAAACGCAACGAACGTCGCAAAGCCGCCATGAGAAGTGGCTCCCGCGCAAAAACTGTACTCACCGAGGAAGATAGGCTCGGATAAGGAGATCCACCATGGCACGTAAACAGGAAATTATTTTTGTTCAGGCCGTTGGCCAAGGCCTCGGCACCGCCAACAACGATCGCGGAGTTGGCGAATCCAAAAACTTTTCAGCCTTCCTCGATGTCACCGGGAATAGCGGCACCGCCGAAACGCTGAACGTGAAATTTCAGGAATGGGATCAGGCCTCCGAGAAGTGGTACGACATCGCTGGCGCTGCATTTACTGAAGCCACTGGTGTTACCAATGAGCGCATCACGTTCGCGGTCAACGCGCTACGGATCCGCTGTGTGCAGGTCATTGGCGGCAGCGCAACGCCGACATTTGACTTCACGGTGGGCGCAATCGGAACGCCATAATGAGACCGCAAGATCTGATTCTGCGCGGGATGCAGCTTTTCAAAGATCGAAAAGCCATCACGACGCTGTGGCAGGAACTCGCTGAAAACTTCTATCCGCAGCGGGCCGATTTCACGATCAACCGGTACATTGGCGAGGAATTCGCCGAGCACCTGTACTCGAGTTATCCGATTCTTGTGCACCGCGACCTATCGAATTCGTTTGCGGCGATGCTCAGGCCCAGGGCGAAAGCGTGGTTTGAGACCTCGGTCGACGGTTACGAGGATCTGGGCCAAGAGGCAAAGGGCTGGCTGCAATGGGCCACCAAGCGTCAGCGGGCGATGATGTACGATCGGCGCTCGCAGTTTATCCGCGCCACCAGTGAGGGCGATGCTGATTTCGCGCTGACCGGCCAGTGCTGCATTACTCGCGAGATGGTGTATCACGCGATGAGGCCGCATTTGCTGTATCGCACGTGGCACCTCAGGGATGTTGCGTGGGCTGAGATGGCTGACGGTTCGATCGGCGAGATCTACATTAAGTGGAAGCCGACCATCAAGCAGCTCAAGGAGATGAACCTCAACCTGCATTACGAGGTTTCGAAAAAGGATCACAAGGAGTCGCTGAGCAAGCACCAGTGTATGCGGCTCGCAGTTTCCACGGACATTTACCGCGGCCAGAATGGTGAGGGTGAGGGCTATCCGTGGATCATGGTGTATCTGGACGTCGCCAATATGCACATTATGGGCGAGGTCGGCCTCTTCAGTCACGGCATCACCCTCCCGCGCTGGCAGACGGTCTCCGGCTCGCAATATGCGTATTCCCCTGCCGCTGTTGCCGGGTTGCCGGATGCCCGTTTACTGCAAGCGATGAGCCTGACGCTGTTGGAGGCTGGTGAGATGTCGGTCAGACCCCCTATGATCGCCACTCAAGACGCCGTTCGCGGCGACGTCCAGCTTTATTCTGGCGGCATCACTTGGGCTGACGTCGAGTACGACGAGCGCAAGGGCGACGTCCTGAGGCCTATCACTCAGGATCGTCGTGGTTTGCCGCGTGGCTTTGAGCAGCGCGACACGCAGATGTCGATGCTCGCCGAGGCGTTTTACATCAACAAACTAACGCTGCCGCCGCCTGAGGGCGACATGACAGCGTTCGAAACGGGTCAGCGCGTGGAGGAGTACGTCAGGGCAGCCTTGCCACTATTCGAGCCGATGGAGCATGAATACAACGGCCAACTTTGTGAAGATACCTTCGACGGCCTTCTGCGCGCTGGCACTTTCGGATCTCTCCAGGACATGCCGCGAGAGCTGCAGGGTCGGGATATTCACTTCAAATTTGTATCTCCGCTGCACGAGGCGATCGAGCGCAAAGAGGCCTCGACATTCCTCGAGTCTGCCGATCTCATTGAGCGGGCGATGGCATTCGATCCTGTTGCTGGCGCTCATGTGGATATGGGTTTGCAGCTTCGCGATTCTCTCGAGGCCATTGGTGTGCAAGCCAAGCACATGCGCACCCTGGATCAGGTTAAGGAGATTGTCGCGGCGCAGGCAGAGCAGGCCGAGATGGAGGAGCAAGTCGAACTCGCCAAGGGCGGGGCGGTGGCAGCTCGTGATGCGGCTCAGGCTCAGCAGGCTATGGAGCAATGAAGCCAGAATTCACACAAATCCAGCGGTCGATCGACGAATGTCTGCCGCACAAAGATCCTTTGGTGCGACCGGACTACACGGAGGCCGAAATTCAGGCTCTCCGTGCGGTCCATCGTGGCGAGGCCGATGCGCGCCAGCAACGGCTTTTGTGTGATTTTTGGATACGGGCGGCTGGTACTCACGACGAGACCTATCGGCCCGGAGATACACATGCGACCGCGTTTGCCGCTGGCAAGCGCTTTGTCGGAACGACTTTCATATGGATGTTAAGGTCGGCACCCACGAGGACGGATCCCGACAAGATCGCGGCAAGGCGATCAACACAATCTGAGGAACAAGGACATGCCTGATCCAGTAGTAGACCCAACAGTAGACCCAACATTAGACCCAACAACGGGCAAGCCCGTAGTAACCACGATCAACCCGGGCGAGGAGCACTGGTCGACGACGATCGTCGGCGATAACGCCGAACGCGCTGAGGCGATGAAAGCCTTTGAGACACCTGAGAAGTTTTTCGAGGCCAATGACACAGCGCTGGACTGGCGCCGCGGCATTGCCGGCGACGATGACAAGTATTACGCGGAGCTGCAGCGCTTCAACGCGGCGCTGGACTACGGTAATTCGTTCCGCGAGGCCCAGCAGACGATTCGCTCCGGCAATCTGAAAGCGGCCCTCAAGGACGACGCGACCGAGGATGACGTCAAGGCCTACCGCGAAGAGAACGGCATTCCGCTGGAGCCTTCCGGCTATCTGGAGAATCTGCCGGAGGGGCTGGTCCTGGGTGAGAACGACAAGGAGATTTTCGAGGACTACCTCTTGGCGATTCACGGCCATAATGCGCCTCCCGAGATCGCTCACGCGACCCTCGAGTGGTACAACGGCTTTGCTGAGCAGCAGCAGGCGATCCAGCTTGCGCTTGACGACGATCATTCCGCTGAAACGACGACTGAGCTGCGCGGCGCGTGGGGCGCCGATTATCAGGCGAATCTGAATCTGGTTCACGGTCTGCTCGAGGGTCAATTCGGCAAGGACGCCAAGGAACAGCTCTTGAATGGTCGCTACGCTGACGGCAGGGCCTTCCTCAACGATCCCAAGGTGCTCAAGGGGTTCGCCGAGATGGCTCGTGCGCTCAATCCGATCCACCAGATCACACCTCCAGGGCATGATCCGAGCCAGACTCTCAATGACGAGATCTCCGAACTCGAGAAATTCATGTCAGAGCACCGCACCGAGTACAACAAGGATGTTGGCAAGCAGGAGCGTCTGCGCCAGCTCTATCAAATCAGGATCGATCAGGCAGCAGCAGCATAAGGAGATGCGGTAATGGGCTCACTCGAAACCATGGCGTTAGCCACCACTAAGGCCTCGGGTAAAAAATCGGCCAAGCAGAAAGCAAAGGAGGCCAAGCTCAGAGAGGGCGGCCATTACAGCAAAACCGGGGCGCCCGGTGCCTCTGAGCAATACACTGGCATCAAGCCGGGTCAGGCTCCCGGAGCGGCTCCGCTACCGGGCAACCGACCGGGCCAAAGGCTTAACAAGAGGCTCGGTGGGGCCCGTACACCGATGGCACCATAATGGCCCGCCTGTGGGGAAGAGATGGCTCTCGCTGGACAAGTGTCGCAAGGCACTGGGGCGACATCCGTGAGTACCAGAAGCACAAGGGCGATCCTGAGCTGGGTGAGGGTAAGATTGGAGTGACGCCCATGACTGATGCGCAGATTGCTGACAAGAAGATCCGCGATGCCAGAAAGGCCAAAACGCCCATGGCTCGACAGGTCTACACCGACTCAGCCGCGGGGCGATAGTTAAAAGGCCAGCGGCCTGTTGACACGGCGGGCCGCTTGTCTTAAATTTCGCATACCACACCAAGGTCAGCCAACCTCCTCTGAGCCCTGACCGACTCCCCGGCCCCTGAGCCGGCAATGTGAGCGGCCCCGCAAGGCTAACCCTCTCACAGCCAATCAGGCCAACCCGATAGTGGAATAACGGATTATTCTTTTCATCTGGGAGAAGCCAAATGGCTGAAACAGCATTTCAAATTCAATACCGGCAGGAATTCATCTCCGGTTTCGAGCAGCTCCAGTCTCTCCTGAGATCCTTTACGACCACGGAAGCGGTCATCAAAGGCAATCAGGCGACTTTCTTGGTAGCTGATTCTGGCGGCGCAACCGCCAAGACTCGCGGCGTGAACGGATTGATTCCGGCTCGTGGCGATAACCTGACCCAGCCTGTCGCGACCTTGGTCGAATGGCATGATCTGGTTCGTAAGACGGATTTCAACATCTTCGCATCGCAGGGCAACCAGCGGGCGATCATGCAGAAAACGTCGATGGGTGTCATCAATCGTAAGATCGATCAGGACATCCTCAGCGAGCTTGCCACGACCACTGTCAATATCGGCGCTGCAGTCGTTGCGAACACACTTCGCACGTTGCGGGCCAAGACGGTTCTGGGCAACAACGATGTGCCGTGGGACGGTAACATCACCTTTGTCGTAACCCCTGCTTACGAGGCCTACATGATGGGCGAGAATGATTTTAGTTCTCGCGACTACACCATGAACGGGCCGTTCGATGCAGCGGATCCGGCATGGCGTGATCGTCCTGTTGCGTACCGTTGGCTCGGTATCAACTGGATCGTGCATCCTAATCTGAACGGTGGCGGCGGCCCCGGTAGCGCGACTGAGGAATGCTATATGTTCCACAAGTCAGCGATCGGCCATGCCTACAACGCTGACGATCTGGAAGCAAAAGCGGGCTACGACGAGGAACAGGATTATTCCTGGGCTCGTTGCAGCATTTACATGGGCTCACAGCTCTTGCAGAATTCTGGCGTGTGCATCGTTGCACATGACGGCTCTGCTCTCGCTGCTGCATAGGAGATTCTATCGTGGCTTACAAACCTGATAATTTAGTACAGATGATCCCGCGCCTTGGCACAGGCGACAACCTCGCTGCAGACGATGGCGGTTACTCAGTTGCCCTTTGGTCGTATCGCCAGATAACCGGCGACGGCGACTTGGCGACGATGGTGGCCGACAACTACATCACGGATGGCAATGACAAAGGCCTGAAGGTCGGCGACATCGTCATTTTCGTGGAGGACACCGTGGACTCGTCGTGGAAACAGGTCAACACGGTATCCGCTGCAGGTCTGGTGACGTTTATCACGGTCAGCAACCCGTAGTAGCGGAGCGGGACGCTTTGCGCGACAATGCGAGGGGCAGACTCATTCCGGGTCTGCTCCTTTCTTGTTTGGAGAAGATGAATGGCTGAAGCAAAGAAAAAAGATGTACCGACTCCTGAGCCGGATACTTCCGAAAATTCCACACCGATTGATGAAAAACCGGAAGTGGACGCGGAACCTGAGGCTGCGGCCCCTGAGCTGACTGTAGTCAAGAAAGCCGAGCCGGTGACCATGCACCGCATGGCCCTGGATGCTGAGATAAATACTCACTTCCGCATCACTGTGAAGCAGGGCGTCACGCCTGAACAGTGCATGGATGAAGGGTTCTGGGCTCACCTGACCACTCGCCTGATTCCGGGCGATACGCTGATTGTCAGGCCTGACGATTCAGCATGGGAGCTGGTTCTCAATATCGTCAATGTCGGCCCGAACTTCGCGCACGTTCACAAAAAGGTGTACTACGATCTGGTCCCTGCAATCGCACGTGAAGCGCTGCCGTCGATCTACAAGGTCGAATATGCCGGCCCGGTGCATAAGTACCGATTCTTGCGTGAAGGCAAGATGATGCGCGACGGCTTCGCAACCGAGGCCTTGGCACAACGCGCCGCCCAACAGCATGAAATGGCTGTAAACAGGTCGGTGCCCAAGTAGCCGATCAAGGATTGAACACAAGCGCAGGGATGCGCTGGCCTGGAGCAGGACATGACCGATAGACTCTCGATTTACAACGGCGCCCTGAACATCTTGGGTGAGCGTAAACTTGCGGATCTCGACGAAAATCGCGAGCCGCGATTCCAGCTCGAGGACATCTGGGACAACGACATGATTTTGCGCTGTCTGCAGATGGGCCAGTGGAATTTTGCAGCTCGCTCAGTGGAGCTGGCCGCATCCCCCTCGGTGACGCCGTCCTTCGGCTACCAGTTCGCATTCGACAAGCCGCCAGCAGACTTCGTGCGCACGATGATGGTCTGCTACGACGAGTACTTTAATCAGCCGATCACGCGCTACTCCGACGAGGGCAACTGGATTTTCTGTGACACCGAGCTGATCTACCTCAAGTACGTGTCCAGCGATGAGCAATTCGGCAATGACTTCTCGCTCTGGCCGGCGAATTTCACTGAATTTGTGGAGCACTATCTGGCGTACAAGGTGGCCCCTCGGATTGTCGGGCTCGACATGAAGGAACGCACCATGGAGGCCAAGTTCGAACGGTCGCTGCTGAAAGCCAAGGCAACTGACGCCATGGAGTCGCCTGCGAAGTTCCCGCCAAAAGGCGGCTGGGCTCAGTCTCGGCAAGGCTTCAGATCCGGCACGACTGACCGTGGTAATCGCAGCCGATTGATCGGCTGATGACCGACCAAAACACAGAGATTCTCGCCTTCAACCGAGGCGTTATCGACGCTAAGGGCCTTGCCCGGATCGACCTCGAGCGCATGGCCATGTCGGGCGAGATCCAGTCAAACTGGATGCCCAGGGTGCTCGGATCCATGATGCTCAGGCCCGGTATGGGGTTCATCGATAATTCTCAGAGCAACAACAAGGCCCGCCAGCTCCCGTTCACGTTTGGTGTTGATGACACCGCTCAGATCGAACTCACCAACAACCTGTTGCGGGTACGCATCGATGACGTCCTGATCTCGAGGCCGAATGTCTCCTCTTTGGTGACGGAACCGGGCTTTACCGCCTTGACGACATGGACTGATCGCGATGAGTCTGGAGCCGTATCGACCAACAAGAACGATGCCGTGCATGGCTGGGTTCTATCTCTGATCGGCACCGGGGATCTGGCTGCTCGCAGGACTCAGGACGTTTCGATAGCCGTAGGCGATCGGGGCAAGGAACACGCTCTTAACGTCACGGTCGTTCGCGGCACGGTCACGATGCGCGTCGGATCTACTGAGTTCGATGACGACTACCTTTCCACGCAGGAGCTTGGCGTCGGCTTTCATTCG